CGGTGCCGCCGCAGCGGTGGATGCCGCTCGCTCCAGCAGCACCGTCAGCGAGGGGCCCGCGGCGGCCACCGCAGCCGTTGCCGCTGCCCGCCAGAGCGAGGTGCAGCCGCCAGGAGAAGCCGCGGCCGCCGTCGCGCAGGCTCTCGGCATCCAGGCGAAGGCCCTGCCGGCAGAAGGCACCGTCCACCCGTCCTTCGAAGTCACCGACGACGACTTCGACGGAGGCAACGCGGCCGTAGCCGCTGCCCTGGCACCGCTCTTTGCCCGCCAGGAGGGCGTTATCATCGCTCGCCTGCGCTCCCCCAAGGCCCGCAAGGGCACCCCGTTCTGGAAGGACGACGGCCCCAGCGACACCCGCGGCGGCACGGCGGCACTCGACGTCGGCCGCATCGTCGGCACGGACCGGTGGCTGGAGGAGATCGACAGCACCCTGGCCCGGATCCTGGCCGGAGTCGCACGTACGACCGCCGAGCGCACAGCCGCGGCCTTCGGCGCCGCCGAGCCACCGGCCCCGGCGTCCGGGGCCATCATCGCCCTAGTGCTCGATGCCGTAGCAGCAGCAGAGCAGACGGCCCGCGGCTTCCTCGACGCCCTGAGCACACTGCTCGTGCAGGGCCAGGCCGCCACAGACGATGTGGACGACCTCGTCGCGCTCGTCCGGACGACGTTCACTGACCTGGGGCCGCGGGCCGCCGCCAACATCGCGGAGACCGCGGCTGTCGCCACCGTCAACGGCGCAGCCGACTCCACGGCTGCGGCACTCGGCCCGGACATCGTCCGTACCTGGGTCACCCGGCGCGACGACCGGGTCCGTGCCGCACACGCCGCCGCGGACGGGGCCACCCTGCCCGTCGGCACCCCGTTCGACGTGGACGGCTACCCCATGAGGTTCCCCGCCGACCAGCTGGCACCCCTCCACTTGACCATCAACTGCCGGTGCCGCCTGCGCTATCGCCTCAACACCCGCCCGTGATCCACCGCCCGCGCCGACCGCCCTCGACCAGCAAGGAGTCCCCCGTGAGAGGCGTAGCCCGCTTCCTGCGTTCCCACATGAGCGCGGTTCTCTGGACCGCGTGGGCGGCGTTCTTCGTCGTCTACGAGACGATCACCCTGTTCAACCGGCGTGGCGACGACACCCTCAGCGAGAACACCCGCCGGCTGTTCCGCATCCGAACCTCGAAAGCCGGGAGAGCCGTCTTCACGGTTGCGGTGGCGGGCGGTTCCGTGTGGTTCCTCCTGCACATCCTCACCGAGACCATGTAGGAGTCGACGGTGTCGCGTCCGGCGGACTGTGAACTTGAGCCCGCGACGTTAACCCTCTGCGGTGTGCATGGTCCGCCGCATGCAGATCACGAACGCCGCTGACCGTATCGCCGCCCGCCTCGAAACCAAGCGGGCCCGCCGTCCCTGGAACGCGGATCTGCATCCCCGCGACAGCAAGGGGCGCTTCATCGAGACGGGCGGCATCGCCCGTCTCTGGGGTGGCGGCATGGCGCGCGTGCTGCGCTCCCTGGGCGGCCGCCAGGTGCTCGTGGAGAACCTGAGCAGCCACGAGCGTTCGAACGTCCACGCATCCCGGCTGACGATGGTCGCCCGCCCCGATGGCACCGCCCCGACCCGGAGCAAGAAGAAGGTCCGCGACGAGGACGAGCGCCGCCAGGCGGACGGCAGGCGCGGCACCGGCCGGGACGCCGAGGACGCCGGCGACCAGGGCGACACCCCCGACGACCCCCACGGCCAGGACGACGAGGGCGACGGCATCGGGGACGACGTCGAGGGCGAGGACCACGGTGCCGGGCCCGAGCCCGAGGACGACGAGCCGGAAACGGAGAAGCCCGCGCCGAAGCGGGAACGCCGGGACCCCAAGCGCCGCTTCAAGACGCTGGAGGACGTCCGAGCGCACTGGGCCGACGGCAGGGTCCGCGCCTTCACCGAGAACCAGAAGGCCCAGGAGGCGCACAACAAGCAGATGGCCGAGCTGATCGACAAGCTCGACAAGCCCCAGCTCTCTCGCAACGGCCACTTCGTCGTCGGCCACATGACCTTCCAGAAGGACGGCGAGGACGTATCTGGCTGGGCGGTGATCCACACCGACACCGGTCTCCGCCTCACCACCGCCGACCGGAAGGCGGAGGCCACCGACTTCGCCAACCGGATGGAGAGCGCGCAGCTCGACGGGAAGCCGATCGACTGGAACGACCCCGCCTCGTTCGACCAGCTCAACAGCCCTGAAGGCCGAGCCATGGGCGGCCGCATCGCGCACGAGGCGCGGGAGGCGTTCTCGCAGCGGGCCGCGAAGAAGCGCGAAGGCGCCACCGCCCGTACGAAGCCCGCTACCGCGGCGTCCCCCGAACAGCAGGCCGCACAGGACGTTGCCGCCCGCACCGGCGCACCGGCCAGGAACGTTGCCGTTGGCCACGTCGGCCCGAAGCAGGCAACCGGCGACGAGCGCGGCCGTCCCCGCAACTCCGAGGAGCTCCGCGAGTTCTGGAAGCGCGGCGGCGCGCACGCCACCGCCGGGGAGGACGCCGAGAAGACGCAGGCCGACGCTCTGCGCCGCATGGCGGCCGATCCGAAGCTGCGGATCCACCTCGCCAGTCACCACGGCTTCGCCATCGTGGAAGACACCAGCCGCAACGACGACTGGCGCTTCACCGTGATGACGGCCGGCTCTGGGCGCCGACTGTCCGGCCTGGGCCCCCACCGCCTCGGCCGCTACGGCAACTTCCCCGACCAGGAGACCGCGGACCGCTTCGCGCTCTACCTGGGCAGCAACCTGCGCGATGGAGACGGCCGGACCCTGGACTGGGGCAGCCCGGACCTGGCGAAGGAACTGGCCTCCTTCCGCGACAAGGACGGCCAGCCCTCCAACGTCGCAATCTGGCTGCTCGCCGGCCAGTTCGACCGCGAGCGCGGCATGAACGACAGCCAGGCTGCACGGTTCGGCAGGCGCACCCCTGCTGACGGTGCGGAAGATCGCGACGGCACCCGGAACAGTGCGGGCGCCGCCGCACCGAGCGATGATGTGACCCCGCAGCAGGCCGCCGGCCAGCCGCGCAACAACCAGGAGGAGCAGGGTGAGCGGGTACAAGGCGCTGGTGAAGGCGTTCTGGACGACGTACCGGCCGCAGGCACTGGCCGAGCTGGCGGAGACGACGCCGCCGGAGACGTTCTTCGCGCAGATCAGCGCGGAGATCGAGGAGCTGATCGCGGAGTACCGGGACGACTTCCGGGAGGAGACGGCTCCGGGGATGGACTTCCGGGAGGCGATGGGCAGCGTGAACATGGCGACGATGCGGGCGCGGGAGAAGGCGCTGCACGAGATGGTGTACAGCCTGGAGAAGGAGCCGGGCACCGAGGATCTGGAGATGCCGAGGGTGAGCCTGCCGAGGATCGCAGCCGCGTAGGTTTCGGTTCCCGCGAGCAGGAACAGACCGCCCCGCAGTTCCAGCCGCCGGAGGACGGGCGCAGTCTCGTCCCCTCCGGCGTGGCCGCTCGCGTCAAGGCGAACATCGCCGCGATCGAGGTTCTGCGCCGGCTGGAGACCGAGAACCGGCCCGCGACCGCCGCCGAGCAGGAAACTCTGGCCCGCTGGTCGGGCTGGGGTGCGACCCCGCAGGTCTTCGTCCCGAACCCGAAGCCGGAGTTCGAGCCGCTCCAGAAGAAGCTGCGCGCCCTCCTCACCGACGAGGAGTGGGAGGCCGCCGAGGGCAACACCCTCAACGCCCACTACACCGACCCGTCCATGGTGCAGGCCGTGTGGAAGGCCGTGCGCGAGCTCGGCTTCGACGGCGGCAACGTGCTGGAACCCGGCAGCGGATCCGGCAACTTCATCGGTCACGCGCCCGAGGGCGCCCACATGACCGGCGTCGAGCTGGACCCGATCACCGCAGGCATCGCGAAGGCGCTCTACCCGCAGGCGGACATCCGCAACGAGGGCTTCGAGAAGACCCGGGCCGCCGACGGCACGTTCGACCTCGCCATCGGAAACGTCCCCTTCGGCGACTACCAGGTCGTGGATCTCCGCCACAACAAGGGCGGCCACAACATCCACAACCACTTCATCCTGAAGTCTCTGGATCTGACCCGGCCCGGCGGCCTGGTCGCCGTGGTCACCTCCCGCTACACCATGGACGGCTCGACGCCCCGCGCCGAGGACGCCCGAATGGAGATGGCGCGCAAGGCCGACCTCGTCGGCGCGATCCGCCTGCCCACCGGCGCGCACCGTCGCACAGCCGGCACCGACGTGGTCACCGACCTGCTCATCTTCCGGCGCCGGGAGAAGGACAAGGAGTACACCTCGGGCCGCCTGCGGACGGGCCAGGTGAAGCCGCCCGAGCAGCGCAAGAAGGACGACCCGCCGGTCTGGGTCCACTCGGTGAAGGTCGAGGACCTCCCCGGCCAGCCGGACGACGAGGCCGAGAAGCTCCTCGCGCCGGACGTCCACGTCAACCCGTACTTCCTGGACAACCCGCAGAACGTCCTCGGTGAGATGGAAGTCGGCCACGGCATGTACGGGCCGGGCGAGCTGCGCGTCGTCGGCGACGGTGACCTGGACGCCTCCCTCGACAAGGCCCTCAAGAAGGCCGTCACCCGGGCAAAGGCTTCCGGGCTGTCGTACGCCCCGGAGACCGGTGAACGTCGCAAGGTCGAGCTGCTGCCCGAGGGCTCCGACCGCGTCGACGGGCACGTTGAGGTCGCCCCCGACGGCACGTTCACGCAGGTCCGCGACGGCATGATCCGCCCCTACGACGTGCCGAGCACCCAGGCTGAGGAGGCCCGCCAGCTCCTCGGCCTGCGCGACTCGTTCAAGGCCTTGGTCGCCGAGGAAGGCCGGGCGGACGCCGACGAGCAACTCATCGAGACGCTCCGCGGGGATCTGAAGGCGCGCTACGACAAGTACCACGCCAAGTTCGGGTCGCTGAACCGGTTCGAGTGGGCCAAGCGAAAGTCCACGGACCCGGAGACGGGCGCGGCCGTCGAGAAGGCGTACCGCAAGCGTCCGCCGATGGGCGGTCTGCTCACCAAGGACCCGACGATGGCGATCCTGCTGTCGCTGGACTCCTTCGACGCGAACACCGGCACGAGCACCCCCGCCGCGATCTTCAGCAAGCGGCAGGCCAAGCACCGCTCCATCGCAGAGCGGGCGAGCTCGCCCGAGGACGCCATGGCGATCGTCATGGAGCAGCACCCCACCCTCAACGGCGAGGCCTTGGGCAAGGTCATGGGCCTCAGTCCGGAAGCGGCGCGGGAGAAGCTCCTGGCGGCGCGTTCCGTGGACCCGGACACCGGCGATGAGTACCCGCTCGTCTTCGAGCCGCACAACGGCGGCGACCTCATCCCGGCCGCCGACTACCTGTCGGGCAACGTCCGCAAGCGGCTGGAGGAGGCCCAGGCCCTCGCCGGCGAGGACGCCCGCTTCGAGATCAACGTCAAGCAGCTCGAAGCCGTCCTCCCGCCGGACATCTCCCCCGGCGAGATCGACGCGCCCATGGGCGCGTCCTGGCTCGGCGCCGGCCCCGTGCAGCAGTTCCTCCGCGAGCGACTCAACACCAACCTGGTCACCGTCAGCTACCAGGGCGGCTCGCTGTGGAAGGTGGATGCCCCCGACAGCATCAAGAAGGGCAGGGTCGCCCAGCAGGTCTGGGGCGTACCCGGCTTCAACGCGGTCAAGCTCGCCGAGACCATCCTGACCAACGGCCGCATCCGCGTCACCTACCAGGACGAGAGCGGCAAGACCTACCTGGACGAGGAAGCCACCGCCGCGGCGCAGACCAAAGCCGACGAGATGCGGGAGGAGTTCCAGGACTGGCTGTGGGCCACCCCTGAGCGCTCCGACGCCATCAAGCGGGCGTACAACTACACGCACAACAACCTGGCGCTGCGCTCGTACGACGGGCAGCGCCGGACGATGCCGGGCCTGGCCGAGTGGTTCAAGCCGCACCCGCATCAGCACGCCGCCGTAGCGCGGATGGTCAACGAACCGGCTGTCCTCCTGGCCCACGAGGTCGGCGCGGGCAAGACGGCCGAGATGACCATGGGCGTGATGGAGCTCCGGCGCCTGGGCCTGATCAACAAGGCCGCCATGGTCGTCCCGAACCACATGCTTCAGCAGTTCACCGACGAGTTCGCGGAGCTGTACCCGGAGTCCGCCGCCAACGGCCGCATCCTGGCCGCGTCCAGCGAAGACCTCCAGGGCCGCAAGCGCCGCGAGTTCATCGCCCGGGTCGCCACCGGCGACTACGACGCGGTGATCCTCACCCAGAACGCCTTCGAGTCCATCCCGATGCGGCCCGAGGTCCAGCTCGAATACATCAAGCGCGAGGCCAAGGCCCTCAAGCGGGCGTTGGAGCGGCAGAAGGAGCAGGACCAGGCCGACAAGCCGGGGGTCCGTTCAGAGTCGCGGATGGTCAAGGAGATCCAGAAGCGGCTCCGCAACCTCGAAGCGAAGATCGAAGCGAAGATCGCGGCGTCGAAGGACACGGCCGGCCTGTACTTCGAGGACACCGGCATCGACTACGTAGTCGTGGACGAGGCGCACCACTACAAGAACCTCTCCACGAACTCCGGGATCCCCGGCGCGGGCATCGAGGGCTCCAACCGGGCCTCCGACCTCGACATGAAGCTGGAGTTCCTGCGGAAGAACACCAAGTCCGGTCGCGTCGTCACCTTCGCCACCGCCACGCCGATCTCCAACAGCGTGACCGAGGCGCACACCATGCTGCGCTACCTGAGGCCCGACCTCCTGGAGGCCGCCCGGGTCCGCGACTTCGACGAGTTCGCCTCCACCTACGGAAAGATCGTCTCCGGCGTCGAGCTCGCCGCGGACGGCTCCGGCTTCAAGGAAGTCTCCCGGTTCGCGGCCTTCCGCAACATGCCCGAGCTGCTGCGCATCTGGAAGACAGTCGCGGACGTCAAGAACAGCGACGACCTCGCCGAGTACCTCGACACCCCCGACGTCGCCAGCGGCAAGGCCATCACGATCTCCGTCGAGCCGACGGAGCAGATGCTCGCCTACCAGGACCAGCTCGCCGCGCGAGCCCGCGCCGTCAAGGGCGGCGACGTCGACCCGCGCGTCGACAACATGCTCAAGATCAGCTCCGACGGCAGAAAGGTTTCTCTCGACCCGCGGATGGTCGGCCTGGACGAGAAGGGCCTCAAGCTCTCCACGGCCGCCGACAACATCCGCCGGATCTACGAGGACACCAAGGACGCGGTCTACCCGACCTCGAAGAACAACCCCACCCCTCACGCCACGCCCGGCGGCCTCCAGATCGTGTTCCTGGACATGGGCACGCCCAAGGACCCGGGCAAGACCAAGAAGAAGGGCAAGAAGGGCGACAGCCCGGCCAGCCTGGATGAGCTGGCCGAGTCCCCGTTCCCGGCCTACCAGGAGCTGAAGGAGCTGCTGGTCGAGCGTGGCGTACCGGCCGACAAGGTCCGCTTCATCCACGAGGCGAAGAACGACGCGGAGAAGGCACGCCTCTTCCACGATGCCCGCACCGGCAAGATCGCCGTACTCGTCGGCAGCACGGCGAAGATGGGCACGGGCACCAACGTCCAGCTCCGCGCCACGGCGCTGCACCACCTCGACTGCCCGTGGCGGCCCGCCGACCTCGAACAGCGCAACGGCCGCATCATCCGCCAGGGCAACATGAACCCCGAGGTGGCGATCTTCCAGTACGTCACCGAGCAGTCCTTCGACGGCTTCTCCTGGCAGACCGTCGCCCGGAAGGCGAAGTTCATCCGGCAGCTCATGAAGGGCAACCTCACCGACCGCACCGTCGAGGACATCCCCGACGGTGTGTTCAACGCCGAGCAGGTCACCGCGATCTCCACCGGCAACCCGCACCTTCTGGAGCAGGCGAACGTCAAGGCCTCCCTCGCGATCCTCAAGCGCAAGCTCAAGGGCCACGAGCGGACGATCGAGGGCTACAAGTCCACGATCCAGGCCACCGAGCGGCTGAGCAAGGCGACCGACCAGCTCGTCGCCCAGCTCCAGGACGTCGTGAAGCGGAAGAAGAACACCCGCGGCGACGACTTCAACGCCACCATCGGGAACACCGACTTCACCAAGCGCGACGAGGCATCCAAGGCCCTGGCCACCGCTGCCCTCGCCGTACTCCGCCAGGGACAGAACGACCCGCGTGACAGCCGGCCGCCGACCGTCATCGGTCGGGTCGGCGGCATCGAGGTCACCGCCAAGTACCGCATGGCCTGGGACAACACCGGGCGCGTGCACCTGGTGGACATCAGCATCCCGGACGTCCCGCAGAGCCGGCACAGCTACACGGAAACCGACCTGCGGACGGAGTCGAACCTGCGCATCACGCGCCTGGAGGACTCTCTCGCCGACGTCGAGAAGAAGATCGTCCGTGCCGAGAGCCACCTTCGTCAGGAGGAGCGCGCCGCAGCGACCGCACGCGAGCGCGTCGATCGGCCCTTTGAGCAGGCCGCCGAGTTGGAGGCCGCCGAGCGCCGCTCCAAGCTGGTCGGCGCCCTCATCCGCGAGCAGAGCCGCCAGGTCGGGAGCCCGGAGGCCGGAAAGGAGAAAGCCGCACGCCTGGAGCAGCTGGAGCATCAGCTCCGAGAGGCCCGCATTGCCGCCGGCGAGGACTCCGGCGACATTGACGACCCTGCGGCCACGCAGGACACCGACCTGTTGCCGCGTACGCCGGCCCCGCCGTCCATCAGCACGGACGACAAGGGCCGCACCCGCATCCTGTGGCCGGACGCCGAAGCGAAGAAGGCAGCCAAGGAACGCGAGAAGCGCGAGAAGGTCCAGCGTGCCCGCGAAGAGCGCGGCGAGACCGTTCTGGACCCCAAGCAGGTCAGCAGCGACCTCGCGGCCCTGCGGGAGGAAGAGCAGGCGGCCCCGGACGTTGAACAGCCCGACCCGGAAGCCGGGCAGGCGGCCCCGGACGTCGACAAGCCCGAGCCGGACGTCGACCAGCAAACAAGCATGGAGCCGCAGGCCGATTCGAACACCCTGGTCGACCTGCACACCGAGCTCGGCACCGTGGACTCGGCGGAGACCCGGCTACACAAGACGGGGATCGAGACGTGGGGTACGGGGGACCGCGTCCCTGACGGCATGAAGCTCATCCGCCGCGCCGTCTTGGACGCTGTGGCCGCCATGAACGACGGCGAGTACGACACCACGGAGCGCCGGCTCATCGACGCTCGCGAAAGCATCGACCTGCTGCGGGGCACCCTCGACGACGACGAGCAGGCCGTAGAGGCGCGCCTGCATGAACTCGCGGACGCGATCGACGCCTACCTTCCCAGGCACCGGAAAGAGCGAGGCAGCCTTCCGGAACCGGCTTCGTCCTCCGAGGCGGCGGACGGCGGTGAGGACGCGGACGAGGTCACGCTGGACCCCAAGCGGGTACGGGCCGACCTCGACGCCCTCGGTGGGGATGGGGCCGAGAACTCCGGCGAGACGAACGCGCCGAGCCCGGACACCGTCGACGGCACCTCCGCGCCCGACGAGGGCGAGAAGCAGCCTTCCACTGCCGACACCGACACCGACACCACGGAACGGCCGCAGGCCGAAGGCTCCCCCGCCCCGCGCTCCGGTGAACAGCCCGCACCGGCGCAGGCTCCGGCGGACGTACCCGAGCGGGCGGCAGACTTTCCCGCCAAGGATGAGCACGTCATCACCCCGGACGGGCCCGGCGAAGTCATGGCGGTCAACGAGGACTCCGGATCGGTACTCGTTCGCGCCGAACGGGGCACCCGCTCGCATGCCCTCAAGGACGTAACCCGGCCTGACGGCTCTTCCTTCACCGGAACCGACGACCAGTCCAGCAAGGAGCGCCAGAACGCTGAGGCGCTGGCGCAGGCCGCAACCCCCGAGGGGCTGAAGCTGTCCACCGGGAACCGGCTGCGCGACCTCGACCTGGATGCCGGCCACGGCACCATCGTTGACGAGAACGATCAGACGATCGGATGGGTCCGCGCGCGTATCGGCGACGACGGGCGTCGCTACTGGTGGGGCCAGGACGCCGACGGTGGCGCCCCCGCCGACATGCAGTGGCATGAGGAGATGCCCGCCCAGGCCGGGGCCCCCGCGGTCCGCGCGGCTGGCATCGTCCGAGACGGTCTCGACTTCCTCCACGACAAGTACACCGGCCGCGACGACGAGAACGGCAAGCCGGAGAAGGAGCAGCGCAAGCTGCGGACCCCGGATCGCGCGATCACCGAGATGACGCTCACCCCTGCCCAGGTTCGGGAGCTGAGCAAGCTCACCCTGTCCGGCGCGTACGCCGACGGCACGCCGATCGACACCCTCCCCTGGGACGAGGGACACCGCCGCTACAGCCCGTACTCGGCGCAGGCCGGAGCCATCGCGGCGGCGGCGCGCTCGGCCGCGGCCGAGCAGGACGAGAGCACCCCTGAGGGGCGCCGCAACAAGAAGGTGCTGCTCGGGGCTGCCAGGAGGATGGAGTTCCAGGAGTACGACTCCGCCCGCCGAGCCGCGACGATCCCGCCGCCGGGGCAGCCCGACAACTACGCGGCGCCCTACCAGCCGCGTCCGGAAGAGGACGAGAACGCAGAAGCGCAGGATCTGACCAGCGCAGGCTCGGAACCGAGCACCCAGCCGGCTGCGGCTCATCCCGAAGCACCCGGCAACGCCGAGCTTGCGGTTGAGGACTCCGAAGTCCTCGACCCCGAGCATGTGTCGGAGGGTGACTACGTCCGCGTGGAGACGCAGAACACGGCCGGCAACGCGGTCACCCGCGAGGGCTTCCTCCTTGCCACCCCCAAGAGGGTCACGGCCAGCCGCGACACCAAGCGCATCAAGGCGTGGCGTCTCTACGTCGGCAAGGAGGGCGAGCAGCCCTCCGCCCGCAACGCAGTAACGATTCTTCTGGACGAGAAAGTCGAACGGCTGCCCGCCCCCGAGGCGGAACCGGCCCACGAAGACGACACCACGCAGCACACGAACACGCTGGGCTGGAAGGGCCCCGACGAGCAGCGCGAGAAGGTCGCAGACCACGACGGCAAGCCGCTCGAAGTCGGCGAACTGCACGTGCGCCACAAGCAGGCCGAGCGCATCGTCTACCTCGACGGCCAGCCCATCGGCGTACTGCAAGACGCCCGGGGCTCGTGGTCGGCGTACCTCTTTGACGGCGGCCATGTCGGCACGGGATTCTTCGCCTACCACGGTGACGGGTGGGATGACGGCCGGTATGCGCCTAACGACCCCACCCGGGACGCGGCGCTGGCCATTGCGGCGGCCCATGAAGGAGAACCGCCGAAGATCCGCTCGCTGTTCAGCGACCGCCAGGTGCCTCAGCAGGAAGCCGAGCGGATCAAGGAGTCTCACCTCGATCCGCGCCTGGCTCGCCGTTGGTCGGTCACCGATCCCCACCGCGGGCGGGCCAGTGTCTCCGTAGACAACAACTGGGCTGGCGAAATCCGCGGCAAGCGCGATCACTGGCAGATCGTCGGGGAGGACGGCAAGCCCAGCGGCCCTGTCTACCCGACCCCTGAAGCGGCTGCGCAGGCTATCGCCAGAAACTCTCCTCTCCTCGACGTCACTCCCAGCCCCGATTTCCACGTCCCGCTCTACCCCAGGGAGGTCAGCGAAGCCAGGTTGAACAACGCGATCGACTCCTCGGAACGGTGGCTCCGCGACCACGCTCCGGACCTGCCCGATAACGCGCACAGCCCGATCTTCGTACGGCGATACGTCGAGGCGATGAGGAGGCACCGGCAGGAGCGTGATGAAATCCGCGCTCGCGACGCCGAGCGTCTCGGTGGCCCCGAGCGCATCCGAACTCTCGTCGCACGTGCAGAGTTGCAGCCCTTCGACAAGCCGAATGACCCAGACCACGAAGAGTTTCTCGTGAAGGTCGACGGCGAGACCGTCGGCAACGTCCACCAGTTCGGAGGCTTCTGGCAGGCGAACCGCACCGGCATCCGGGGCGACACCAATTTCTACGACAGGGACCAGGCGATTGCCCACCTGGTTGCCGCACACGACGGCGATCTGGACGAAAACAACGACCTCGACACGCCTGCCCAGCGGGAGGCGGAGACCAGCACGAACCAGGGCGATCGCAACGAGGACCAGGGCACACACGATTCGCGTGACCGCGACCGCAATGCAGAAGGCGGCGGCAGCGGTGAACCGCCGCTCGGGGGCACCGAGCTGGCGCCGGACGCCGGCGACGACGAGAACCCCGACAGCGAGAACAACGAGCAGGACGGAGGGGCGCAGGAGGACCGTCGAGAGCGGCGTCGGCGCCGCCGTGACCGCGACAGCGGCCGAGGGAAGCCGGAGGGCCCCGGCGGCCCGAGCGGCGGTCTGCCGCCGGTTCCGCATCTCCCGGATGGCGACGATCGGAACAGCAATGGTGACGGTGGCGGCTCGTCCGAGTCCGCAGTTGAGCCGGGCCGGCTGAAGGCTCTCCTGGCTCGGTACCGCTCCGGTGACGTTCCCGCCCCTCCGGGCGCGGACCCCCAGCGGCACGCCGAGTACCTACGCGGCCTCGCCAGCAACGACAGCCTGACCCTCTCCCCGGGCGGCGGGCTGGTCACCTGGACGAACAGCGACGACAACGGCACGTGGAGGTTCGCGCACGCCGCCAGCGGCCTGCACCTCGAAGGCTGGGAGGCTGACGGAGCGGCCATCGGTGGCCGCGAGGGTGCTCGCCGCCTCGCGGGCGCTTACGAGCGGATGCGTGGCGAAGACGGTCAGCCGATCGACTGGACGGCGGCACAGGTCGACGGTCAGGCGCTGCGCGAGTGGCGGGACGAGCACGGCGACCCCCTCGGAACGGCGATCGAGCGCGCGCGGCAGGACGCAGCCGAGTCCAATCCGCACCGAGGTGATGGTTCTACGGCCACCCCGGGCGGCAAGCCGGCGTTCGAGGACGCTGGTGCACGGGAGGCAGATGGCGAGCCCGCCGCGCCGGATACCAACCGCGAGGAGCTGCCGCCCGCAGGCGCTGCGGCGGGCTCCGAGCCCGATTCCACCACAGCGGATCAGGAGGGCGATGGGACTCCTCAGAGCCCCAGGCAGCCGGAAGGGGCGGGTGTCTCGCGTTACACCATCAACGCCTACAACGGCACCGGACCGCAGCGCAGCGGCGTCGTAGACGGCCACCGGGTACCCACCGCCGAGGAACTCACGCAGTATGAGACGGGCGAGAGCCGCGTGCTCAGCGAGGAGGGCGAGCGGGCTCTGTTCGGCTCCCCTGAGCGTATGGAGCAGCTGGCGTCCGAGGGCTTCGTGCCGACGCCGGTGATGCGGTCCGACGAGGACGGGGAGGTGTGGCGGGACGGTCGCATGATCGGCTCCCTCTTCGGCACCCACCTGCATTCCACCTCGGAGAAGCCGGAAGAGGTGTGGTGGAGCAAGCCGCCGCTGGGCAGCGTCAACAGCACGCACTTCCGCTCCCGTGAGGCGGCCATCGCCCACCTCGTACTTCGCGACATGGAGCGCGGCGAACCGGACTTGAGCGTGGTGCACCCCGACCTTGCATTCAGCTTGCGGCACACGGGGACTGACCTCGGTTTCCCTGCGGAACGCAATCCGTTTCGGGGTCTGGAGACGCTGCCCAACAATCCTGAGGACCTGGAACGCTACGGAGCGCTGCGCGGCCTGCTGGCTGACCTCGGACGGGGTGCGACGCCCAGCGGCAACGTTGCCGACGACCTGGGCCATCTGCATGACGAACTGCGCTGGCTGGACTCCACGCACTACCGTCACCAGCAGCCGAACCTGAAGGACCGCTATATCCTCGGGCCTCGCTGGCTGGCGGACCAGATCAGCGAGTACCTGGACGTGCTGCGTCCGGAGGACCCGCGTGCCCGCCACCACACCGCCAGCAAGAACCGTGCTGCTCGGCAGTTCATCGCAGAGCGACTGGCCGACGGTGGTATGCGCGACGCCGAGCGCGTCTCGGCGGGCGACCTTCACGAGGGTGACCTCGTATACCTGTCGGGGCGCATCACGGGCCTGTACGCCGGAGCCACCAGCCGCAAGACCGGCTTCGTCATCGCCGGGCCCAAGAGGGCGACCTTCACCTCTGGCGGCGTGAAGCACAAAGCCTGGCGGATCACGATCTCCCCTGACCCGTACGAGGGCGCTCGTGATCTCCTGGACGGATACACGTTCCTCATTCCGGTGGAGGAAGGCCCGGTGCCCCGGCTCGCTCAGGCGGAGGACGTCGACTTGCCGTTCGACGCGCAGCGTTACGGCCGTCAGGTCGGTGAGACCCCTCACCCGAGCCAGGCTTCGGACAGCGGCATCACAGCCGACGCTCCCCCCTCGGGCAATGCGGCTCGGGACGTGGCTGACGGTCCGGAGCCGGTGGAGTCGACCGGCCAGGTCGCCGCAGCGGGCCCCGCAGAGCCGACAGCCCGTAGAGCTCCCTCCGTGGGCGACAGCGATGCGGCCGCCGGCCCGGACGCAGAGGAAGCAACCGGGCGGGCCGGCTCCGACGAGACGGCGAGCACCAACGGTCGTGGTCAGGACGGTGCTGGCGACGAACCTGCACCCGCACCGGAGACCGACGCCGCGCCCGAGCCTGTCGACGGCCGGCCTGCGGAGTGGGTGAAGGTCAGCGACCTCGGCTTGAGCGACCTGGTACGTATCGAGGGCATCACGAAGACGGGCACGCCGCGCACCCTCGCCGGGTACGTGGTGGACGGGCCCAAGGAGATCGCGACCGTCCGCGCCCGCCGCGTGCAGGGCATGTACCGGGTGCTGATTGCCGAGACCCCCGACGGTCGCGGCAAGCGGGAATCGGTGTGGGTGATGCCGGACGCCACCGCAGCGCGCGCCACGCGGGACGACGACCGTGTCCAGGGCGCGCCGGAGACCGGTGCGGAGGCTGATATTCGTGCTGGCCGCATTTCCGAGCGCGTGCCCACCGACCGCAGCGGTCAGGGCCTGTTCCCGGGTTCGGTCGTCACCGACGCTAACGGCCGCGAGGGTGTCGTCACCGGCGCCAGCGCGAACGGCGCCCGGGTTCAGTTCGGCGACGACCGCACGGACGATGCCCATTCCCCCACCTCGCTGAACGTCACCGACGGAGGAGCGGCCCGGCCCAGCGGCTGGACTGCCGACGGTCACCTCGTGCGCCCCGGCAATGTCGTCGGCGACCGCGACGGCAACCTGCTCGGCACCGTTGAAGACGTGGACGGGGACACCGCGACTGTCGCCACCCCGCAGGGGATGGAGGACCGGCCTGCCACCGACCTCCGTGTCCTCGGCGGCGTCCAGGATGTCGACAACGGCCAGCCGGCCAAGGTCGGACGGCTGGAGAGGGTTCCGGTCACCGACATCAACGAGGGCGACTCGATCGTCGTGGACGGACCCGACGGCATGACCACGGTCGAGGTGACCGGCAAGGAGGAGGTCTCCCCCACCCACACTCGGATCACCGCAGCGGACACCACCACCGGTGAGCTGCACAGCCTCGACGGCGGCGCGGATGCCACGTACATGCGGGCTCTGGACGACCAGGGCCGCCCGGTTCACCTCGGGCCCGAGGACGCCCCCAACAGCCAGGGCGAGATCACGAGCCGCGAACCGGCCCCGGCCGTGGACCCCGTTGACGGGCCGACGGTGGAGCCCCAGCTCTCCCCCGAGGAGCGCGACGCCATCGCGGACCGCGGTGAGGGCCCCACCGACTCCCCCGATGCCCAGCAGGCGGCTGCCCGCATCGCCAACGACCTGCCGGTCACGGCGGAGCAGGCCACCGCCCTGGCCGAGGAGCTGCGAGACGGCGCCGACACCGCGACTCCGGAGGGTCGGGCGGCTCAGCGCGCGGCGGACCACCTTGATGCCGCGGCTGGCAACGAAGTGGAGGAGGCCGGAACGCCCGAGCCGGGCACCGTGGGCACCGTCGGTGTCGGCGACACCATCGCCCTGCCGGGCGAGTTCGACCGCAACACCATGACGGCCTACCGCGTCGTGCAGATCCAGGACGTCCCGGGAGGCGTACGGGTCCTCACGATCGAGGACGAGGACGGGATGCGCTTCAAGCGGTCCCTGCCCTCCAGCGATCCGCTCTATCAGCTCCCGGAGGCACAGGCCCCGACGGACGGCCCGGACGCGGAGCCGCGCGACCCCAACCCGGGGCCGGACGCCGATCAGCTGCTCGCCGCCTACTCGGACGCCGTGGTGCGCGCCGTCATCGACAGCGCGATCGAGGGCACCAACACCCCGGGAAGCATCCACCAGCTCCGCGAACAGATCGCCCAGCAGCTCACCCCCGAGAGCCTGCGCACGCCCATGCGCCAGGCACGCAACGGGGCGCTCGCCGCGATCACCGACACCGGAGCCGAAGGAGACCAGCACGACAACCTGGTGCGCTCGCTGCGCCCTGAGGCTTCCCGCGCCCGCACCGACGCGATCCGTGCGGCGCTCCGTACGGTTGACGATCTCGAACCGCTCGACGGGGAGTCGGAAGAGGACACCGCCCGGCGCGCGGCGGACCTGCTCCGCCTGATTCCCGAGGCACTTCGCAGCCGGCCGGACAGCGACCCGGACGACGGGCAGAGCCCCGTGGACGAAGCCGTGACTCAGCACGCCGACGACGCCGTGGGCGAAGCGCTCCAGGCGGCGGCGAGCGGCGGCCCGCTCACCGACGAGCGCAGGGCGGCCATCGTGGCGCAGCTCGCCGAGCGCATGGCCGCAACCCGAGCCGCCACGGCAGAGCGGATCGCGGCGAACGTGCCTGCCGGCCGCCGCCCCGGTGTCCTGGCGCGCATCATGGCGGGGCTCGTCCTGCTCGCGCAGAAGCTCATCGCGCTGATCGCCGCCTTCCTGAAGGCTCTGGCCAAGCTGTGGCGGAGCGGCAAGGTCGGTCTGCGCCGTGTCCGTGACCGGATCTCCCGCTTCCGTCGCGGCCTGATGCAGCGGGTCCGCTCGTGGCCCGAGACGCGCCGCCTGCGCCGCCTGGCCGCGGCCGCCGAGCTTCCCGAGCACGCTGACGGGCTGCCGCTCGGTGACCGTGTGGCTCACTGGGCGCGGCTCCTTCCGGCGCCGGGCCGTTTCGGTCAGGTGTCCCGCCGGGCCCGCTGGTACCGACCGACCACGCGTTCGTCGCTGGCGGCCGGACAGCTTCCGCCGGTGCAGGACGGTGTGCGGTGGACCGCGGACCGCGCGGTGGACGGTGGCCCCGGCCCGCAGGCCCTGCGTCACCTGGCCGCTCTGAGGGCTGCTGGCCAGGACGTGGACCAGGACGTGGTGGCCCGGCTCGCGGCCGCCGCGCCCGAGCTCGGGGACGACCCGCACGGCACCGTCCGGCACGCTGCGGACCACGCCGAGTCGGCAGAACGCCGCCTTCGCGATCTCGAAGCGGCGGCAGCCGGCGGAGCCCCGGATGCCGACCTGGAGATCGCCGCCGCCCGCGTTGAGGCCCAGTCTGCTCGGCAGGAAGCGGCCCGGCTTCAGCAGTCGTACGCGGCCGCGCTCCCCGGCGCCGTCCGCGACAGCATCGCCGAGGTCCGCGAGGTAGGACCGGGTACCACTGCATCTCTGGTCACCACCCCCGACAGCGACCCGGGCGCCGTCCGCGTCCTCACGGACGTCTCCCAGTTCATCCCGCGGGACTGGCTGTCGCCGACGGAGGCCCGGTTCATCGGAGCCCGCAGCGGAGACGCGGGCGGCTACGACCCGGACAGCCGGATCGCGACCGTTGCGGATCTCGGCGACGGCGGCCGGCGGGCGGCGGCCCACGCGCTGCTCGCTCACCTTCAGCAGCACTACCCCGACCTGCTGGCGGCCCAGGAAGCCTTCCACTTCACCCGAACCCACAGCGGGCGGACCGGAGCGCGACGCCGAACCGGCCTGGACGCGCTTCTGGCCCGGCTATTCCGCGGGCGCACGGAGCGCGGTGGGACCGGCGACGTGGTGCCTCTGGGGCTGGGGACGCTGTTCTCCGGCAACTGGTACGAGGACGACGACCTGCGAGCTTTCCTCCTCGGACTGCTTGCCACCCGGTAGAAGGAGAACGCAATGATGGTGACAGGGACGCTGGAGGACGGCGCCGCGTACGAAGTCCAGATCACCGGCCGCGAGGACCGGCCGGTGATCGGATCCCGCCGTGTGCGGGCGCTGGTCGAGCAGCACACAGGCCGACCTGTGCTGCTCGGCCCGCTCGGGCCCCGGCGCATGCTGTCGGCCTCGGATACTTCCGCGGTGCTTGCGCTGCTGCGGCAGAACACCGCGGTGGTCGAGGTCAGACCGTGATCGCAAACACCCACAGGTGCGCGTCAGGGCCCGGCAGGATCACGTAGTGAACGATGGTGGTGCGCGTCGTGATGACGCGCACCGAGTCATCGAGCTCGTACTTGTCGGCCTGCGGCCAGGACCATGGGTCGGCGCAAGCGCGCAGTACAGCCTCGTGCAGTTCTTCGCGCTCGGGCACGGGAAGCTCGCGGATCGTCTGGCCGACGTTGGCCGCGAACCGTGCGGGGACGGCGGTCACCGGCCGAAGACCTCCGCCATGCTCAACGCGCCGCCCTCGGTCCGCCCAGCGGCGTTCCACTGCGCGAACGCCTCGCGCGCGAGTTCTTGAGCACGGGCCTCCCGGCCACCGCCGCCAGGGGTCTGGGCGGCGCGCAGTACCGCGGCAACGTACTTGTCGACGGGAAGGCCGCAGCGGCCGGCTTCCGCTTCGACCTCGGCCGCCAGGGCGTCGTCCATGGGCACGGTCAACGTAGTCATGCGTCGAGGGTAGCGAGCGCGCCGCAGCCGCGGCAGGGGATCAGCCCGAGACGTTAGGCGGCTCTGGCCCGGATCTTCCGCCCGTGGACTACGCATACGCCGTGAAGACGCTTCCCCAGCCCGAGGCCGATCCCGCAGCCGACCCGGCCGCGCCCCCGCCGCCGGAGCCCCAGCCACCGCAGCAGGACGACGCGCGCCCTTGGGCGGGTGACGTGTACGACGAGGGTGACGAGACGGACCCTGCACAGGCCTTCGCCGCGTTCTCCGGGCAGGCCGGCGAGCAGGCATGGCTGGACAAGGCCGAGGACGGGACCCTCACCGGATGGGTCCGCGACGAGACCGGCCAGGTGTGGCGGTACTCGGACCCGGACGCCTGGGCGATCGATGTGGACGACTCGGGCATGGCGCAGACCGGCGGGACCGGCGCGGCCGCCGGAGGGCCCGGCGCGGACCCGGCAGAAGGAGAGCAGGCTGCGGCGCCCGGCGCAGGCACGATTCCGGCGCCTGAAGACGCCCCACCGCTGGACTTCGGGACCGCTGACGAGGTCGTACCGGTTGCGGGGGACCCCGCAACCGCACCGGAGGAGCCGACCGACCCCGCGGGCGAGGACGAGCTCGCGGCGGAGACCGACGAGGAAGAGCCGGAGGAGGACGAGGAGGCCGAGGACGAGAACCCGTTCGGCAAGGGCAAGAAGGCGAAGCCGTGATCGGGCTCGGGGAAGCCCACGGCGCGGGGACCACAGGACACTAGCCGGTCCGTGGGGGCACGGTGCGGACCGCCGAGACGTCCGCCAGGAGGAACCCACCGTGCCCCGAACCCCGCCGTCGCCCAACGCCCCAACCCGCCGCCTGTCAGTGAACAAGGGCGTCGTCCGCGCCATCTACGCCGTCACCGGGGTCGTGGACGAGGTGCAAGACCTCATCGTTCCGGGTGCGTTCTCCCGCACGCTCGCCACGCGTAGGGTCAAGGCCGCCTGGCATCACGAGTGGAAGGACCCCGTCGGCACCGTCTTGGACGTCGAGGAGTGGCTGCCGGGCGATCCCCGCTTCGCCTCGATTCCCGGTGGCCTGGTCTGGCCGCGCGAAGCCGGCGCCTTGGTCGCCACGGTCCAGTACAACCTGCGCACCACCCGCGGCCGGGACACGTACGAGCAGGTCAAGCAGTGGCACGAGAACGGAGAAGCCCAGTTCTCCATCGGCTACAAGGTCGTCACCGGCGGGGCGTCGAAGCGCCATGACGGGGTCCGCATCATCCACGACCTGGACCTCTACGAGATCAGCCCAGTTCTGCACGGCGCTCACCCCATGACACGCTCCCTGGAGGTCAAAGCCACGGGCCTGGCCGGGGAGGGGCTGGAGCGCAAAGCCACCTGGTCGGCGGTCGAGCTCAAGGCGGCCGAGACGGCGACCGGACGCGGCGCCATGGTCGCGCTGCGCCTGCCCGCAGACGTCGCGGCCCAGCTCGCGCAGCCGGATGGAACTCCGGCCGAGCACCTCCACATCACCCTCGCCTACCTCGGAGACGCGGCGGCGCTTGGCGGCGGCCCGGAAGACCTCCGTGACACCGTGGCCTCCGCCGTGTCCGGGCGCGGCTCGCTCAACGGCACGATCGGCGGTATCGGCCGGTTCCCCGACACCGGGGACGGTGAGCCCACGTGGGTTCCGGTTGACGTCCCCGGACTGGCCGAGCTGCGGCAGCGGATCGTGGAGGCGCTCAGCACCTCCGTGTACGCGGACAAGGTGCGTACCGAGCACGGGTTCACGCCGCACATCACGCTCGGCTACGACCTCCCCGATGTCCCGCCGGTGGCTGCCACCCCTGTGGCGTTCGATCAGGTCGCCATCGTCCACGGCCCGGACACCGTGCTGGTCCCCCTGGGCGTGGCAGCGGCCACGGCCCCTCTGCCTGCGGCCACCGGCGCCACCCCGACCATCCCCCAGCAGACGCCGCCGGCGCCACCCGCACCCGTCGAAGCGAAGTCCGCCGCGCAGATCGTGACCGAGGCGAAGTCGGCCCGCCTTCCCGCCTCCTCCGGAGGCCGCACGACGGCGTACAAGTCGGCGGCTCAGATCGTCCTCGAAGCCAAGTCCGCCCACCCGCTTCCGGAGAAGCCCATGCACGCACCGCTGCCCGTCTCCTACGAACAGCTGCGATCCCGGCTCGGGGAAGCAGCCCGCGCCCTCCTCGCACCCGACGACGACGAGCTCTTCGTGGCCATCGAGGCGACGTACCCCGGCCGTGTGATCGTCTCCCTCAACGCCCGGGACCAGACCACGACCTACGCCATCCCCTACACCGTCACCGGCCGCGACATCGACCTTGGCACACCCACCCCTGTCGAGCTCACCACAGTGGCGCTGCCCATCACCGGCGACTCGCACGCCGTCGAGGGCGACGAGGTGATCGACGCCCGGTTCATTCAGCCGACCGCCGCCGCCCTCCAGGACGCCACCGCGCTCATCGAAGTCTCGGGCGCGCGGTCGCAGCACCTCCAGCACCTCAAGCCCACGATCAGCAACCTGCTCACCTCTCTTGCGAAGAAGGGCCTCCCCATGACCGAGCACGAAGACGACGTGCCCAAGGGCTCGTCCCTGAACCTGTGGGACAGCGAGTTCGAGATCACGGACGGCTGGGATGACGATGACGAAGAGCAGCCCGCGGGCGCGGCCGAGGCGCCGGCCGCCGCGGGTGTTCCCAGTGGGAACACGGGAGCCGAGGACGCGGTGCCGGACCGTCGTGCCGTACCCGACGACGAGGACCAGGAGGACGACCTGGAAGCCGACAAGGTCCGTCTCGACGCAGACGAGGTGAAGGCAATGCTGGCTGCTCTAACCCTCTGACCTGCATAAACATCGCACTCCCGGGCGCAGATGCTTTCGTGCCCGGGAGCCCGAGACGTTAGACCCTCGACTCCCATTGCATACGCCTCGCGTTGAGGCGTCCCGGTGCTGGCCGGGCGAGCGACGCACGCCATCGCCCATCCAGCACAGGAGAGTGCATTCCCACCATGGCTACCGCCACCGACAAGAGCCTCATCCGGTCCCTGAAGTCGCAGCTCGCCGAGAAGAGCGCGGAAGCCGAGCGCATCGCCGGCACCTTCAAGGAGGAGAGCGGCGCCTTCGTGGTCAGCACGGAGCAGCGCAACGCGTACGTCAAGGCCGTCAAGGACGCGCAGGAGATCAAGGGCCTGCTCGACGCGGCCAACGGCGCCGAGTCCCTGAACGGCTACCTCGACGCCCCCGACGGCGCGTCCTCGGCCGGCCAGTACTACGGCACGCCGGGCGGCCCCGAATACAAGAGCCTGGGCGACATGTTCGTGGAGTCCGAGGCCTACAAGGCCGCGGCGCGCGCCGACTTCAAGGACCGCCCGTTCATCCGCGCGGAGATGGAGGGCAAGAGCATCTTCTCCCTCTCCGCCGGCACCCACACCACGCAGGCGCTCGGCGGTGTTCAGGATCTCGGCATCACCGAGGCCCAGCGCCGGAAGTGGCACATCCGCGATCTCTTCCCGTCCGCCAAGACCAAGAATGCCGTCCTCGTGGGCATCCGCGAGACCGGGTGGGTCAACAACGCCGCGCAGGTCGCCGAGCGACGGGCGGCCGACGGCGTCTCCTCGCCGACCGGCCTCGACAGCGACGTGTTCGGCCGGGCCCCCCGCTCGAAGCTGAAGCTGGAGCCGGTCTCGTTCCCGATCGCCGAGATCGCCCACATGCTCGACGGCCACAAGAACATCTTGGCCGATGAGCCGAGGCTGAAGCAGTTCATCAACTCGCGCCTGATCGAGGGCATCAAGTTCGCCGAGGACTACGACCTGCTCCACTCCGCCGGCGGCGACGGTACGTCGATCACGGGTCTTTTCAACACCCCGGGGGTCCAGCAGTACACGGGGCGGTCCAGCGACAAGTACAGCATCCAGATGCGCCGGGCCATGACCAAGGCGCTGCTCGCCGAGTACGAGCCGAGCGGCGTCGTCCTCTCCCCCACCATGTGGGAGGAGGTCGAGGTCGAGACCGACGACACCGGCGCGTTCCGGGTCGCTCTCCAGGTGGCCGTGGGTGCCCAGAAGCGGGTCTGGCGCATCAATGTGGTCGAGACCACCGCGATGCCGGACGGGCAGTACCTGCTCGGGGCCTTCGGCATGGGTGCGCAGCTCTACGACCGCGAGAACGTCTCCGTCACCGTTTCGAGTGAGAACTCGGACAACTTCGAGCGCGGCGTCCTGACGTTCCGGGCGGATGAGCGTCTGGCTCTGGAGGTAAGTCGCCCTGAATCGTTCGTAATTGGGAACTGGACCCCGCACAGCTAATCCTCCCTCCCCCGGCTCACGCCCAACCCGGCCAGTCGGCCTCTTCCTCCATCTGGCGGAGAGGCCGACTGGCCCCGGCCCATCTGGAAGCGAGGACTGCCGTGGCAGACACCAGCGGGCTGCTCGCGGCCCTCTCCCAACTCGCCGATGCCCCTCCGGCCCCGCGCGGCCCGCGGTGCACGGTCGGCACGATTCTTGACACGCTCGACACGGACACGGCGCTCAAGGTCCGGGACGTGCTCAACAGCCCCTCGGTCTCCTCAACGCAGATCGCCGACGCCCTGACGGGCAGCGGCCATCCCGTGCAGGCGCCTGCCGTTGCCCGGCACCGGCGCCGCGGCGGCTCCAACGGATGCCGGTGCCCGCGATGAGCCTCGCCGACCACCTCGACGCGCTCCTCGCCCCCGCGTCCGCCTCACAGACCGTCCCGCCAGAAACGACCCGCCCCGCTGCCACGGCTCCCAAGGGCTGGGAGCCCGGTGTCCGGTACGAGCCCGGCGGCAGCATGCTCGTCACCGCCCCCGCCGCCGACACCCCGCCGCAGGACGAAGGCGGCTGGCGCGCCCGCGTCGAAGAGCTGGGCCTGGCCGTACCGGACGGCTACCGCGTCCGTCTCGTGGAGGCCCGCCACGACCCCGCAGCCTGGCACCGCGACGCCCAGGGCGAAGACGCCGTCACCCGCCCCGTGTGGCGTTGCCGCTACCTCATCGAGCCCACGAAGCCCGGCTGGGCCTCCGCAGAAGACCTCAACACCCTGATCCGTGACGTGATGCGGCGCCGCCGCCGGCCGCGCACCGCCCCCGAGCGGGCCGAGCGCGCGCTCGCCGTGGTGTACGCCGACCCGCAGGCTGGCAAGGTCGGGCGGGACGGCGGCACCAAGGAACTCGTCGGGCGGGTCGCCGAGCGATTCGACCGGCTCGAAGACCACCTGCGCGACCTCGGCAAGATCGGGCGTGCCCCGGACTCGGCGTACTGGCTCGACGCAGGCGACTGCGTCGAGGGATTCGAAAACGTGGCCGCGCAAGCCTTCACCAACGACTTGACCCTCACCCAGCAGATCCGGGTCCATCGGCGGCTCACCTTCGAGGGCCTGGACCGCCTCGCCACCGCCTTCCCCCGCGTCGTCGCCGCCACGTGCGGCAGCAACCATGCCCGGGTCAGAAGGGGCAAGGACGCGGTTGGCCCGCCAGAAGACGACTGGGGCATCGAGGTCATGTCGCAGATCGCCGACGCGTATGCCCGCAACACCGACTCGTACGGGCACGTCAGTTTCGTCACCCCTGAGCCGTGGCGGGACTCCGTCTCGCTCGACATGGCCGGGACCATCGTCGGCCTCAACCACGGCCACCAGTACGCCCGGCCGGAGAAGGCAGCGGACTGGTGGAAGGGCCAGAGCTTCGGCCGCCAGCCCATTGCCGACGCCAAGATCCTGGTCTCCGGCCACTTCCACCACTTCCGCGCGCAGCAGCTCGGCGCCGGCCGCCTGTGGATCCAGGCCCCCACCCTCGACAACGGCAGCGACTGGTACGCCATGCGGTCCGGCGAGGTCTCCCAGCCGGGCCTGCTCGTCTTCTCCGTCACCGCGGACGGCTGGGACGACCTCCGCATCCTCTGACCGCGACCCAAGCACGCCACGTCCTGCACCCTGCGCACCCCAACACCGAGAAGGAGAGTCCCCCATGGGCCTGTACAACGCCGCCGGCAGCCGCATCACCAAGGCAGCCTTTCCCGCCACACCCGTCAGCGACCCGTACCTGAAGGTCACCGCGGACGTGTACGCGACCCGAACCCACGACGAGGGCAGCCGCCCCAGCGACAGCCGCGACGCGGTCCCCGAGGGTTCCATCAAGACCCTCAAGTACAAGGCCGGGGCCGTCCTGCGGCAGTCCCAGGTCGATGCGCTGTTCCCCCCGGCGACGATCAGCAACATCAGCCCGGCCACCGGACCCGCCGCCGGCGGCACCGTCGTCACCATCACCGGCTCGAATCTCGACGGCGTCGCCGACGTCAAGTTCGGTGCCACACCCGGCACGGCCCTGAAGGTGCTGTCCTCCGGCCGCCTCCAGGTCACCACCCCTGCCGGCGCTACTGGAGCCGTGAACGTGGTCGTCGGCGACGAAGCCGGAGCGGTCACGAAGACCGCCGGGTTCACCTACGCCTGATTCCTGATCCGGCACCGCGCGCCGTTGCTGCCCGAGCGGGCGGCAACGGCGCGACGCAAGCCTCCTGGGCGCGCCACAGTCACCGCCCACGCCCCGAACGGCAGGAGGAACTGTGCCGCCCCGTACCCGCAAGACCACCTCGGAGGACGTCGAGGAGACGCCCGAGGACACCCCCACGACCGAGCTCACGGTCGAGGAGCCCGAGAACAAGGCCGTATCCGTCGAGGTCGAGACGAAGACGCCGATCGTTGCGCCGCTCGAACCGCCTGCGGAGCCGGAGCCCGTGCCTGAGCGGGATCCGCTGACCACGGCGCAGCAGCTGCTCCCCGCCGAGCTCGGCGACCGCATCGTGGACGATGCCACCGGCCTGCCGCCCGCGGACCCCGACAGCGTGTTCGTGCCCGTGATGCCCCACGGCAGCACGCTGCGCTGCACCGTCCGCCTGGTCGAGCACGTCGGGCTGGGAACCTACCGCACCCCCACCATGCGGCTGCTCGTACCGATCGGCGCCGAGCTGAAGCGCGACCAGGTCGCCCGCGTGGTGGCCCGGCTCCACGAGCAGCTCAACCCGCCTTCGGCCGCGGAGTAAGGAGCCTCTGGTGGCGGTGAACACCCACACGATCGCCCGTCTGCCGGGCGGCCTCCCCAAGGGGGTGGCCATATGACGATCCCCGCGGGCATCAAGGCGGTACGAGTCACCGGCCGGTTCCGGCGCCCGGACGGCACCCCGTACAAGGGGTCTGTCGTCTTCCAGGCGCCGGTGATGATTGAGCTGGAGCAGGCCCTCACGATCATCTCCGGCCGCGCCACGGTCGACTTGGACGAGCAGGGCGAGTTTTCCCTCCTGCTGGTCGCGACGGACAACCCGGGCATGGACCCGACGGGCTGGGTGTACACCGTCACCGTGGTTCTGGATGACGGCACCACGCGGACGGGCTCCGTCGCGCTGTCCTCCACGGTCACCGAGATCGACATCACGAAGCTGATGCCCGCCGACCCGGCGCAGCTCAATTACGTGCCCGTGAAGGGCGAGCGCGGGGCCTCCATCCTGTCCGGTGCAGCTCGGCCGACTGCCGCGAACGGGACTGTTGGCGACTTCTGGATCGACAGCACCAAGCCGGACGCCTGGCTTCTCTACGGGCCCAAGGCCGCCGACGGCTGGCCGCAGGGAAGTCTGCCCCTCGGCCCCGTGACCACCTGGCGTGTTCGGGACCTGCCCGATCCGGCCGTCGCCGATGCCGTCTACGCCGGACCGGCGCCCACCATCACCACCGCCCAGACCTCCACCCCTGCTGCCGGGAACATCAAGTACGCGCCGGACCCCGTCGCCTTGTCGGGCACGGACCGACGCGGCACCTTCACCTGGGCAGGCGCTGGCAACTTCGCCATCGGGGTCGGCACCCCCGACAACACGTACGTCCTGCCGCTAAGCCGCTTCCCCAACACCTACGCCTCCGGTCAAGCCAACTGGTCCGTCGAGTTCGGAACCGATGCCCAGGTCATCCAGCTCCGCTTCAAGCACATCTCCGCCGCCACGACCTTCCGGTTGTCCATCGACGGCAGGAAGCTGACCGACCTGATGCAGCCTTCCGGGGGCGTAGTCGCCGGCATCGGGCTGACGCATCTGCTGACCATCGACTTCGGCAGCGCCATCCCCCGGCGGCTGCGGTTCGACTTCACCGCCATGCCCTTCGGCGGGATCTACCTGCCGCCCACCGCGCACATGTGGCAGGTCCCCCTCCAAGGGGGCCGATTCATGGTTCTGGGAGACTCCCTCTCGGACGGCTCGGCCTTCAACACGGGCGCCGGCTGCGGGACCTGGGTCGACCGCGTCGGCCGGATGCTCGGCTGCACGGACGTGTGGCGCGAAGGCCGCGGATCTACCGGGTACGTCGCCACCGGAACGTTCGCCGCGTTCGGCACGCGCGCCGAGGTCGACGTCATCCCCTGGGAACCCGACCGGCTCATCATCTGGGGTGGCTACAACGATGCCTCCTCCAACCAGAGTCAGATCGCTGCGGCGGCCGCCACCCTCTTCGACCGGATCAGGACCGCCCTGCCCCGCTGCCAGGTCTACGTCATCGGCTGCTGGTCGCCCGCGGGCACTGCCGCCGCCTCCCACGTCAACACGACCGCGACACTGCGCACCGCGGCGGCCAACGCCCGGTTCCCGTTCGTCTCCCCGCAGACCGGCCAGGTCTACGACGCCAGCGGCACGCTCGTAGCCACCCACGGACCGTGGATCACGGGCTCCGGGAACGCCGGCTCGCTCAAGGCGGACGGCAACGCGGACCTGTACGTCGGCTCCGACGGAGTCCACGCCACCGACGCCGGCCACGTCTACATCGCCCGACGAATCATGGCGTTCCTGCGCACCGTCACGCCCACCTGACCCGAAAGGGGGCCCCATGGGCACCTACACCTACCAGCCCTTTGACGCAGGACTCGTGTGCGACCCGGAACCCGAAGGAGGTCAGGTCATCAGCCTCGTGCTGTACACCGGGCCCGAGCGGGACGGCATGCCTGCCGCCGCGTCGACCGGAGTGAGCCGCCTCGCAGACGGCCGCTACGCCTTCACCTTGCCGGATGGGCTCGCAGACGGCCGGTACTGGGGCGTGGCCTCGTTCATCCCCGCTCGGGGGGCACCGGCCGTCACCGACCGAACCGTACGGCTGGACCTCCCCGTAGGCGGGGCCCTCCTCGTCTCCCCCGAGCAGATCGCGGAGGAGGTCGGCATACCTCTGCCCCTGACGGCGGCGCAGCGCGAGGCGCTCCGCGTCGAGATCGGCAAGGCCCAGGCCGACGTGTCCGGCTACCTCGGCCGCCCGCTCATCCCCCGCCCACACGCCCTGCGGGGAGTATCGCCGCTCTACGGGTACGCCCTCTCCGACGCCCGCGCCTGGCCGGCCCCGTCCTACGACGACATCACTACCGTCCTCAGCTACACCCCAACAGCGGACGGGCACTACGACGTGCGGCTCCTCGTCGGCCTCCACGCCGCGGAGGAAGAGCCCATCGTGCGGTACGTCGCAGCGCACGCCGCCGAGATGATCCGCAACAAGCCCGGTGCTGGCGAGGGAGAGCGGCGGGTCACCTCGGTCTCCGCCGAGGGCCAGTCGGTCAGCTACGACTCGGCGCCCGTCACGGGGCAGGCCGGCGCGCTGCCCGCCCTCGACTCTCTGTCGGGGTACCGAAAGCTGCTCTACCGGCCGATTGCCGGGGCCCCGGCCGTGGCTTGGCCGTACGGCCGCGGCCGCCGGTACAGCCGGTGGTGAGCTGACCATGGCTGTGCTGCTGCCCGACCGGACGCTGACGGCATACGTCCTTGCCCACCCGTGGGGCCGGGACGCCCACGGCGTGCCCGTGCCTCCCCCGCCGGACGCCCGGCCGACGCCGCGCGGAACGTGGCCTGGTGCCGCTACGGAACAGGCTGACGGCTCATGGACGCTGCGGGTCTCCCCGGCTGCCTGGCCGCTCAAGCCCGGCGATCTCCTCGGGGACGGAACCCGAACGTGGACGATCGTCAGCGCGCTGCTCAAGAAGGTCCCTGGCTACGGCGCGGCCGACTACGTCGCCGTCGTCGCCTCTCTCAACCCACCCGAGGTGCCCTGATGGCGAAGTTCCACCCTGAGCCCGGCCTGGAGGAGAAGCTCGCCCACCTCATCGCTCCGAAGGTGCACGAGATCGCGCGCGAGGTGGAGCGGCAGGCCAAGGTTTTCGCCCCGCCCACGAAGAAGTGGATCACGGTGGCGGACGACAAGGTGCGCCCCACACACGTGGCGGCACATGGCCAGGAGGTGCCGGGGAACCTCCGCTTCAAGATCAACTCGATGCGGTGGGACCGCGACCACCGCGGTGTCGGACCGCTCACCTACATGAAGGCGCCCCGCGACGAGTCCTCCAGGGCGGTGGCCAACCTCAAGAACTGCCGGTGCTACGCCCGCACCATCCCCGACGGCATCTCGCGGAACATCAGCACCCGGCCGCCCGTGATCGTGGGCAGCACCGTCACGGTCAAGGTCGTCGCCACCGGCGAGTGGGTCGTCCCGGCCGAGATCGGCACCGTTTACCCCGGTGGCCTGGAGGCGAAGGGGGCCTACTACATGGCGCGAGCAGCGGCCGCCGTGGCGGCACGGCACTGACCTGTTCCCATTGGGAACAGGCCCCAGAGCCAGCACGCGACACAAGCCGCTTGGTACTGCACTGTTCCGCCCCATGACAACGACCAGGAAGACCACCACCCCGACCGTCGAACCGGACAACGAGGTCACCATCACCCCCGAGCCGGCGACGGTCATCGGCCCGCCCCTCCGTGAGGGCCAGGCCGCGGAGCAGGTGCGGTTCGCCCACCACCTCTGGATCGCCGGCCGCGACTACCTGCCTGGCGAGACGGCCCTCGTCTCGCCGGACTACGCGCGCCAGCTGCGCGGCAACGGCTACATCGCCCGCGAGCGCGGCTGAGATGAGCGACGCCTACGCCATCGCGGACGCAGACCCGGTGGCTGTGGTCCTCGCCTGGCTCGCCGAGCACCCCAAAGTCACTGAGGTGCTCGGCGGCCCTGGCCGCGTCTCCGGCGCACGGGAAGCACCCTGGCCTCATCTGCGCGTCGCCCTCGGACCCGGCGGCAACCTGCACGACCTCACGTGGCTCACCGAGCCCGAAGTGTCTCTGGAGCTGTACGGCGACCCCGGCGGCTGGCCGGGGCCCGCAGCCCTCCACCGCATCCTCAAGGTCTGCGCCGTGGCCGCCAGCGAGCTCGCCACCACAGCGCCGATCGCCGGGCGCCCCGTCGTCAGCGGTGTCCGCCCGTCCGGAGTCCTCCTCGAATCACCCCTGGAAACGGGCCAGCCCCGATGGGTCATGGGCCTGCTCGTCACCCTCCACCCCAACCCGGAGACCTCATGAACTTCACCGGCCGCGCCACCGTGTCCCTCGCTCCCGTCGGCACCCCCACCACCGACAACGGCGCCTGGACCACCATTGGTACCGTCACCGACTTCCAGCTCGACGACGACGGCGCCTCGGAGGACGCGCTCGCGGGACCGGCGACGATCGGAACGAACCTCACGGTCAAGGCCCTCATCCACTACGTGCCGGCCGAGACCTTCGCGCCCGTCGAATGCCTCCGCACCCGCAGGGCGATCGAGGAACGAGCCCAGCTCGTCCGGATCCTGCGGATGCTCGCAAAGGCCCGTCGTGAGCCCGTTTCCCATCCCTGCCCGCTGCCGTTCGGCGCCCGGGACGCTAAGTAGACGCCCTCCCCATCGTGGCCCGGCCCTATCACCTTGCCACGAGGAGTACACCGCCATGGCTGGCGAGATCACCAACGCCACAGAAATCGTTGTCCCCGCTCGAACCCGAGTCTGGCTCGCCCCGGTCGGTACGGCAGCCCCGGCCGACGCCACCGTCGCGATGCCGACGGGCTGGTACTCGGTCGGGCTCACCACCGAAGACTCGTTGAAGTTCAACGAGGAGCCCCAGTTCGAGCAGGTCAAAAGCGCCCAAACCGACTTCCCGTCCCGCACCTTCCAGACCAGCGACTCCGCCACCATCGAAGTCGACCTCCAGCAGTGGAACTCGAAGAACTTCAAGGCCGTGTTCGGCGGCGGCACCATCACCGAAATCACCCCCGCTGGCGGGCAGCCCGGGGCCAAGCACTACCGTTTCGCGCCGCCGCGAATCGGCGGCCGGTCAGAGATCGCGGCCTGCATCGAGGTCATCGACGGCGGTAAGACGTACCGCTACATGGTCCCGCGCGCCATGCAGATGGAGGGTGTGCAGACCGACCTTCAGAAGGCCAAGGAGGCCGTGCTGCCGCTGCGCCTGGCCGTGCAGGGTGGCGACGACTCGGACGCCTGGTACTTGATCACCAACGACCCGGCTTTCGCCAACGGGGCGTAGTCTGGGGAGGTACGACAGAAGGCCCGGACCGGGCGTGGGAGCTGCGGACTTCCACGAACGGTACGGGCCTTCGCCATGTCGAGCCGGGACTACTTGCGCTACGCCGGTTCGAGGTCGTTGAAGCCCAGAGCGGTGGCCAGCTTGCTGTAGTCCTCCATCGGAGCCGAGGAGGACGCGAAGGCCGGCACGGTCGCCTGCAACCTGTGCTGCCGCGGGATCACGTCCGTGTAGCGGATCTTGTGGAGCTTGAAGTGGTCGCCGTACTGACGCTCGATGGCTTCCACCGTCTCGTGGTACTCCACGCCCTTGCGCTGCGAGGTGGGCGTCGAGCACATGACGATGTTCTTGATCGTCGGCGCCGGCCGACGGCTGCGGGTGGTCATGTGCTCCACCATCTCGGCCAGCTCCTCGAAGGTGTAGCCGAGATCCTCCTCCTCCTTGTTCGTGACCAGAACCGGAGGCAAGACCTCGTCGTCCTCGGTCATCGGCAGCAGGGTGGAAACCGAGAGCTTGCTGAGGCTGGCCGGCAGGTCAAGGAGCCACAGGTCATCGTCGCCCTTGTAGGTGTTGCAGACCCGCTCGAACCAGGCCATGAGCATGCGCTCGGGTTCGGCGGCCGCCACGGTGTCGAAGTTCTTCACGTGCCGGGATCCCCGCACCAGCGTGAGGTTCGGGATCTCGTTGAAGGCATCGTCGTCCCAGCCGTCGCCTACACGGAAGCGGGCAGGGACGCTGGCCTCTTCGAGGGTGGCCTGGTCCAGCATGAGGTCCCAGATCGTGGGGAACTCCGCGTCGTCCAGGTGCTTGGCACAGAAGATGTGGCTCAGGTTGCGCTGCTGGTCGAAGTCGAAGACCCGGACCTTGTACCCGCGGAGGGCCAGGATCGTGGCCAGGATGCTGATGGTGGTGGTCTTCGCGCTGCCGCCCGAGATGATGAGCGCGGCGATGATGAGGGGCCAGGTGCGACCGTTGGGACGCAGGTTGCGCCGGGGCAGAGTCTTGGTGGACACAGGGGCTCCAGTAAGGGGTCAGACCGCGGCCGCGTCGGCGGCTTCGTCGGTCGGGAAGGCCACGGAGAACTTGCTGAGCTGCTCGCGTTCCCATTCGGTCTGCGGACGGTAGCCCGCAGCCTCGATGAGGAACCCGACGTGCGCGGCGTCGGTGCGGTCCCACTGCCGGCGGTTGTCCTTCGCACGGATCTCGCTCGCTGCGAGAGCAGTCACGAAGGTCGCGAGCTGGATCAGCTCCTCGTTGCCGGACGAGAGTACGGCCTGGAAGTAGCTGTCGCTATCGCTTACACCGAGAACTTCACGGGACGCTGCGCGTAGCCACGCATGTGCGCGGGTTTTGGCGGGCCCCTGCTGGATCGGCGAGAGCATGGTTCGCGCGAAGAGCGCTCCGATCTGCTTCTCGTCCGGCACGAACCCGTTGCGGATGAGGTGGAAGCACGCCTCGGTTCGGTCAGCCGCCGCGTTGTTGCGTTCGCGTACCGAGCGGTCGGCAGCGGGGAGGGGTGCCGGAGTCTTCGTGACCGTTTTGGTGTCACCGCGAAGTTCGGACTCGTTCTTGTCTCCGGCAGCAACCTGAGGCGCAGGCGGCTGGGTGTCGTCGGAGGGCTCGGCTGTGTGCTCGTTCTCGTTCTGCGCCTGGGCGGGTTCGGGGGCCCTCTGGACCGGCACGTTCTGAACTTCCGACTCAGCGGCCGGGGAAACCTCACCAGACAGGACGGCCTGGATGGCGGCGTCTGTCTTCAGGCGCTGCTCGGGATCGTCGTGACTCATGAGAGCCCAAGCAGCGATCCGCTCCTCGGCGGTCTCCAGCTTCTCCGTGAGCTTCACGGCGTTGGACGTCGGCAGCAGCCCCTGCTCCACCTGCTCCTGGAGCTCGGCAGGAAGGTTCAGGAGGGCGAGCCGGCGGTGCACCTGAGTCGAGCCGATCTTCAGCTCGTCGGCAATCTGTCGGTAGGAGAGCCCCTCCTCGACCTTGAGCCGGTGGAAGTTCCGTGCCTCTTCCATGGGGGTGTAGCCGACGCGCTGAAGGTTCTCGATCAGGAGGACCCGTCGGATCTTCGGTGCCACCGCGTTGTTGAGGACGGCGCGGATTTCGGGGAGCTCGGCTTTGCCTGCCGCCCGCCACCGCCGCTCGCCGAATGCGATGACGTACTTGGTGACGATGCCCTCGGCCTGCTGTGGCCAGACCTTCGCGAACTCCGTGGTGTGCATGACCACGATGTCCTGGAGGAGCCCGTCCTCCTTGATGGATCGGGCAAGGCCGTCCAAGTCGCCCATGGAACGGAGGTCGTTGAAGGGGTTCGGGGAGACATCCTTCAGAGCGATGTCGAGGGCGTCTCCGTCCCCCTCTGCCCTGCTGTAGAAGTTCTGAGGCTGCTTGGGGGCTGCTGGAGCTGTCCCTTGGCCGCCGACTCCCGCCCCCCTCTTGTTCCTCGCTGCTCCGCCCAGACTTTTCATAGATGGGTCTCCGATGCTCGGACGATTGGTTCGGGATAGAGGTTAGCGGTCAGGTCCCCGGGTGCTGGTGACACATGGGGGTATTTCGCGTTGCCGGTGTTCCCACTGGGAACACTCCTTCGCCGGTCTCATCTATCAAGGTTGATAGAAAGCCGGCTTCCCGTGCGGTGCCCGCTGGCCCGAGACGCAAGCACGCTGAGCTCTCTACGTTCCCGGGGCTTCGTCACCCACCGGGAGGAACACCCCCATGAGCTTCGCCATCGACCTCGACGCCGAGCGCCGCGAGGTACAGCACCCCAACGGAATCACCGTCCTCCTGCGGGGCGAACAGTTCCTGTTCCCGGCCGAGGTACCCGCGGACGCCCTCGATCCGCTGCTCTCCGATGAGCTGGACCTGGTCGGCCTGCTGAGCGACATCGTGGGCACCAAGGCAGCCAGCGTGTCGGGCGAGGTCATCGAGCTGCTCTTCAAGCGGCCGAAGCTACCCCGCCAGTTCCTGGCCGCGGTGAAGGACATCTACCGAATCCTCCTGGGTGACGACGGCTTCGCCAGCTTCGTTGCGGTGCGCCCGTCGATCGGCGACTACGTCCGGCTGACGAAGGCCCTCATCGCCGTCTACGGGGTGGACCTGGGAAAGCTCTTCGGGTCGGACGACTCCTCCGAGAACGATGGGGAGACATCGAATCCGACCTCAGCCGCTTCCACCAACTCGACGCCCGCGGCGTCTGGCTCCGGCCAGGACAGCCCGGCTTCGTCGGCGTCCGGCGCCTGACCGTGCTCCTCGACGGCCTGCCGCCGGAGTCGCGGCTGACCTCGTCGCCGATCGGCGGCTGGACGGCGCACACCGAGCTCCTGGCGCAGCTGATCGAGGAGGTTTCCGTGCTCGCCGCGGACCGGCGCCGGGAGAACCCGCGGACGATCACCCGCCCGTACCCCTCCGCCGCCGCTGTTCCCAATGGGAACGGCCAGCAGCAAGAGCACCCCGCCCCGCAGATGAACGGCCACCGCAAGATGCTGGCGGCCGCCGCCCGGAGAGGAATGGTGCAGACCGGTGGCTGAGGGAATCCAGGCCGGCCGCCTCGAAGTCACGGTCGTCGCTGCCTTGGACGGCTTCGCGCGCGAACTGCGAACGAAGGTGGAGGCCGCCGCGGAGGGCCTTGCCGTCAAGGTCCAGGTCGAGGTCGACAGCAAGGGCCTGCGGAAGCGCCTCAAGACTGCGGTCAAGGAGGCTTCCGCCGGACTCACCGCGAAGGTGAACGTCCGCGTCGACCGCTCTGGGCTCCGTGCGGAACTGGAGGATGTTGCCCGTTCCGCGGGGAGCGAAGTGCGGGTCCCTGTCCGTGCCGACGACGAACGCGGTTCCGGCGACGGCGGCGGGGGCCTTCTGGGGCGGATCCGTGCGATGCTTCGCGGCGCTCAGGGTGAGGCTGACCAGAATCCGGTCGAGGTCCCTGTGCGGATGCGTGCTCCCCGGCGCCGCGGACTGTTGCGGATGCTCGGTCTCGGGGCGCTCGTCACGCTCATCCAGCCGGCCGTCGGCGCGCTGACCCTCTACGGTGGCGCGCTCACTGCGCTGGTGGGCGCGGCAGCCCCCGCTGTTGGCGTCCTCGGGGCGCTTCCGGGGCTCATCGCTGCTGCCGGTACTGCGGCCATCGCGACGAAGGTGGCCTTCGGGGGCTTCGGCGAAGCTCTGAAGCAGACGCTCAAGGCGCAGGCCCAGCTCGCCGACGGCTCGAAGCTGACCAAGGCGCAGCAGCAGGCGCTGGACGAGTCGCTGAAGGGGCTCTCGGAGTCGGCACGCAAGTCGGTCAAGACCGTCGCGAGCCTGAGCGGCGAGTGGCGCACGATGCGCCAGTCCGTGCAGGAACGTTTCTTCTCGAAGGTCGCTGACGAGATCAAGCCCCTGTCGAACGCGGTCCTGCCGCTGCTCAAGGACTCGCTCGGCGATGCTGCCGGGCAGATGGGCGAGCTCGCGCAACGGGGCGCGAAGGCCATGCAGTCCGGGCCGTTCGCCAAGGACTTCAAGACCGTCGCCAAGACGAACAGCAAGGTCATCGGCAATATCACCGATGGCGTCGGAAACCTGGCGGCCGCCACTGGCCACTTTCTGGTCGCATCCGGCCCATTCGTGGAACGGGTCGGCGCGGCAGGAGAACGCTTCACTCGCTGGATTCGGGCCTCCGCTCAGGCGGGGCGCGAGACTGGTTCGCTGGCGAAGTTCCTCGATCATGCTGCGGACAAAGCGGACCAGCTCGGACGCACAACGCTGTACCTCAGCAAGGGCCTGGCGGGCGTTGGCCGAGCCGGGATGGACGCGGGTAATCAGCTCCTCAACGGCCTTGAGGGAACGATGCTGCGCTTCTCCCGTTGGGCGAACTCCGACGTGGGCAAGAAGGCCATGGAGAACTTCTTCTCCGACGCCGCGCCCACCTTCCACGAGCTGAACATGTTGGTCGGCGACCTGGGCCGAGGCCTGGTGAAGATGGCCAAGGACAACGGCATCGCCGACCTGATCCGCCAGATCCGTACCGAGCTCATGCCCGGCATCGGCCGCTTCCTCGATTCCCTCGGCCGCACCGTCGGTCCCGCAGTCATCGGGATCATCTCGAACATCGCCTCCGCCATCGCCAGTCTGTCCGCAGCCGGCTCAGGGCTCGGGGTTCTCCTCGCCACCCTGAACGGCCTGCTGGTGCTCTTCAACGGGCTGATGAACGTCGTCCCGGGCCTGGGAGTCGCCCTCGGCTACCTCCTCGGCGCCATGCTGATGTTCAAGGTCATCAGCGGCATCAACACGGCCATGACCGGCATGGCTACCTCGATCCGCAACCTCGGCACCTCGGCCAGCGTCGCGACTAACACGATGGGTCCGCACATCAGCGTGTGGCAACGGATGAACGGTGCCTACACCAGCGCCGCAGCCGGGGCAGGCCGGATGAGCGGCGCGATGGCGGCCGTCCGCTCCGGAATCAGTTCCGTTGGCCTCGGCATGGGCGGGCTGTTGTCCGCGCTCGGCGGTCCCTGGGGTGTCGCCATCGCCGCCGTGACGATCGGACTCGGACTGCTCGCGAGCTCCCACGAGAAGGCATCCCGGGCGGCGGCCGCCCAGCAGCAGCGCATCAGCTCCCTCGCACAGGCCCTGCGCGACTCCAACGGCGCCATCGACTCCAACGTGCGCGCGCAGGCCGTGCAGCTCTTGCAGGACGCCAAGCTCGGCGACGGCAAGACCAAGCTCGTGGACAAGCTGCGGAACGTCGGCGTGGGCCTGACCGAGCTGACCAACGTCTACCTCGACCAGGGCAAGGGCCTGTCGGACCTGGAGACCAAGCTACGGAAGCTCGCCGACGCCAAGCAGGAGTACATCAACAAGGGCAAGGACACCTGGGTCAAAGGCGACGGCGAGGAGTCCAAGAGGTACCGATCCGCAGCCGACGCTCTGAAGTCCCTCAACGGTGAGCTGTCGAAGAGCATGCGCGACGCCAAGGAAGGCGCCGACGCAATGAACGATGCCGGCAAGACGGGCACGGACGCTTACACGCGCCTCAAGACCGCCGTGGACGGCATGTCGAACTCGACCGCGAGTGCGGACGAGCGCGTCAACTCCCTCAAGCGGGCCCTCGACGCGCTGACCGGCGGAACCGAGTCGTTCCACGATGCCCAAACCCGGGTGAACTCGGCAATCCTCTCCGTCAAGGACGCCATGGAGGAGAACACCGAGAAGCTCGCGGATGCCGCCGGTGAGCTCGTCAACTACGACGGTTCGGTGAACACCGCGACCAAGAGCGGCCAGTCCTTCAACACTCACCTCAAGGAGCTGCGCGACTCCGCAGCTGCCGCGGCCGTGGCCGCCTACGACCTGGCAAAGACGAACGGCACACCCCTGTCGGAGGCCCTTGCGAAGGGTCAGGGCGAGATGACCAAGGCTCGCGACGCGGCAGTCGCCTACGGCATGGACCTGGGACTGACCAAGGAACAGGCCGAAGGCCTCGCCAACTCGATCGGCCTCATGCCGTCCACCGTGTCGATCCTGCTGAACGCGAAGGGGATCCCCGAGGCCAATGCTCAGATCCTTGGCCTGCAATCCCAGCTCGCCACCCTGCCGCCTGGAAAGACCATCCAGGTGTCGGCGCCGGGCGAGGAGGCGATCCAGGCACTGCGCGGAATCGGCTACGAGGTCACCATGCTGCCCGGCGGCAAGATGGTCGCGATCAGCGCTCCCACGGAGGCGGCCCGCGGGCAGCTCCAGTTCTTCATCGACAAGCTGGCCGCGGCGCCGGCCAACAAGAACGTCACGATCAACGCGCTGATCGCGGAGTTCGCCACCGAGCTGGAGACGGCCAAGAACAAGATCGCGTCCGTGCCCACGGACAAGGACACCCGGCTCAATGCGTTGACCGCCGAGGCCCGGCAGGCGTTGGAGGAGCTCGGCTACAAGATCAGGGACGTGCCCGGCAGCAAGGACGTGATGGTGAGCGCCCCGACCGGCAACGCCATCGGATCCCTGAACAACCTCCAGGACAGGGTCAACCAGCTCCACGGGAAGACCATCACGATCACCGTCTCCTACGACGGCGTCAACAGCGACGGCTCCCCGCATATCGCGGGCATGGGCCGCTGGGCGAACGGCGGCATCCTGAAGTTCGCCGAGGGCGGCTTCCACAACGCCTCGCGACGCATCAAGGCCTTCGCCAACGGGACGGAGCGACACGTCGCGCAGATCGCGCGGGCCGGCGAGATGCGCCTGTGGGCCGAGCCGGAGACCGCTCCCGGCGAGGCGTACATTCCGCTCGCTCCGAAGAAGCGGAAGAGGTCCGCGGCCATCCTCGACACCGTCGCCCGGTTCTTCGGCGGCATGGTGGTCTACCCGGGGCAGATGTCTGGTGGCGGCGGCCTCTCTCAGTTCGCCAATGGCGCCGTCTCGCTCCACCAGTCCAGCCGTATCGCCACCGCGTCCCGTGCCGCTGTTCCCACTGGGAACAGCGCGCTCGTCGGCGGCGACCTCAACCTGACGATGACCGGCGCCCCCATGGCTCCGGGCGAAGCGCTCAACAGCGCGCTGTTCGAGCTGCGCCGTATACGCCGAGGAGGCGCACATGCCGCTAGCTGAGGGCGAATGGAACCTCTCCTACGGGGCGCACGGGATCCTGCCCGGCGCCGACTTCACGTTCGGCAGCCGCCGGTCCGGCTACGACCTCTTGGAGCCGTACGAGATCACCTACGCCGATGCCGACCTGGGCGACACTCCGATGCCCCGCACCGACGCCTTGCGGCTCGGGCAGGACTTCAAGGCGGCGGCCACGATCACGTTCGAGATCGGCGTGGACACCGTCGGAGCGTCCAAGACACAGCTCGGCCGGCACGGGGCGAACCTCGACGCGCTCTCGTCGGCTGCCCAGGCGTGGGATGCCGAGGCGATCCGCCGCCGGTTCGGCGTCCCCGCAGTCCTTCGTACCGTGCAAGGGGGCCGCCAGCGGCGCTTCTACGGCCGGCCCCGCAAGTGGGCTCCGGCCGCCTCCCGGCTCACCCGTCAGGGCCACACGTCCGTCGTGGCCAGCTTCGCGTGCGTGGACGCACTGTCGTACGACGACACCGAACAGAGCAAGATCGTCCGACTTCAGCCTCCTGACCACCGCGGCCTCGTCGGCCCCCTGAAGGACCCCGTCACGATGACCGGGGAGAGCGCGAGCGTGCTTCCCGGCGGCATCACGGTGGGAGGGACCAAGCCGACGTGGCCCGTGATCACCATCTACGGGCCGATCAGCCAGCCCCAGTGTGTGCTGGTGGATCGCGCCCTCGATGACCGCGACCCAGGAAAGGGATCTCTGCCCGGCTGGACGATCGGCTTGGACCTGGGCATCGGTGACGGGGAGACCATCACGATCGACACCCGACCCTGGGCGCGCACCGTCCTGCGCAACGGTGAGGCTTCCGTCGCCGGCTACCTCTCCTGGGGATCTCCCCGGATGGAGGACATGAGGCTGCCGACTGGCCGGCAGGACATGACGCTCCGCGGCGTAGACGACACCGGTTCGGCCCGCATGGTGGTGGCCTGGCGAGACGCGTACGCGTAACCCCTTCCCGGCCTGCTGCAAGGCCAGGACGGAAGCCTGGCCCGTAGGTGACAGTGCCTCTCCCTTATCGACGTTGGGAGAAGAGATCATGCCTTGGGATTCCGTGCCATGGTTCGTGGAGGGCGGTGCCGAGCATTCCTCGGAGATCACCCGCGTTCTGGCGTACGCGGCGTTCGGTGGCGCCGAGGGAATCGTCGGCGCGGGAGACCTCAAGGTCCGGGGCTTCCTCGCGCCCACGGCTTCGGTCCAGGTGAGTACCGGGGCCTGCGCCATCACCAACCGCGCTGCGGGTGCCACCTACCAGTCCTACGTCGCCCGGCTCCCGACCGCCGATGTCATCCCCGTCGCCGCGACTGGCGTCACCGCGCGCTCAGACCTTGTGGTGGCTCGGATCGAGAACCCCTACTCCCAGGGCGAGAACTGGGCGCTGCCGACGAATCCCAAGGTGGGCCCGTACGTCTACACCCGCATCATCTCCGGCGTCCCGAAGACCACCACGGACATCTCCCAGGTCCGCCCCGGCGACTCCGCCATCACGCTCGCGCGTATCGATCTTCCGCCGAACACCAGCACCGTCAACAGCTCGATGATTACCGACCTGCGTCAGCTCACGCAGACCCGCCGGGAGCGGAGGCTCTACCCCCTTCACCCCACCGGCTCCGAGTTCGCCTTCGCCGAGAACAACTCCTGGTACGTGTGGCCCAACGCGGCCCGGGTCAACGTGCCGATCCCGCGATGGGCCACCAGGTGCCACATCGTCACCACGATCGGCGGGATCAAGCTCTTCAACAGCTACGTGTACTGCTCGATGCAGCACATGTTCGGCGATCGGTGGGGCGGCACCGAGACGTACATCGATGACGACCAGGGCACCGGCACCCGGCGCACCACCGCGGTCGTCTCCGCCACGATGACCATCCCCGCATCGATGCGCGGAACCGTCCAACCGCTCTACCTCATGACGTACATGTCGAACATCCACACCGGCGACCTGGGCATCGACGACCGCAGCTCCATCAACCACGACGTGGAGTTCTTCACCGCCCCCGACCTGCCGTTCGACGGCTTCGGCGACGCACGCCCCGCAGGCTGACCATGATGAACGGATGGCGGTTCATCGCCCAACGCGCGCTCTCGTCCCAGTTCCTCGACTGGGACGTCCCCCTGGCGCTCAGCTCCAACCCCAAGCGGTCGCTGTCCGGGCCCGGCGTGCTCAGCGCGACGATCGAGCCCGAGTACGCCCGGCTCATCGGATCGGACGGGCTTCCGATCCTTCAGGAATGGGGTACCAAGATGTACCTGGAGGTCGACGGAGAGATCCGGTGGGGTGGCATCCTCACCAAGGCCTCCTTCGACGGCGCGAAGATGTCGATCGAGAGCGAGGGGCTGACGAGCTACCCGCACGGCATCCCGTACGAGGACCACCTCATCTCGGGCGAGCTCATCACCCCGCCCGACCCGTACGAGGGCAAGGACAAAAACCACGACGGATACATCGACTTCACCAACCCGAAGCAGAAGGTCCCGGATCCGCCAAAGCCCTACACCGGGCCCCGCCTGGACGCCTACGTCGCCTTCAGGAAGGTCTGGGAGCACGTCCTGACCCGCCCGTACGGCGACGTCGGAATCCGCGTCGACTCCCACAACCTGGGCACGCTCCTCGGCGCGGAGGACGGATCCTCCCCTTGGGAACTCGCGTGGTGGAACAGCCCCGACTGCGGCCAGGCCCTCGATCAGCTCGCCCGCGATACGCCCTTCGACTGGGTGGAGGAACACACCTGGGCGGATGAGCACCGCACGGTGAACCATCGTCTGCGCCTCGGCACGCCGCGTCTGGGGCGGAAGCGCAACGACCTACGGATCGCTGACGGGGAGAACCTCGCCGCCATTGCCAAGCCGGAGGGACTCGGCGACGAGTTCGCCAACGAGATCGTCGTCCTTGGCAAGGGTGAGGGCCGGGCGATGGCCCGTACCCAGCTCCATGCGTTCGACGGCCGGCGCCTGCGCAGGGTCGCGACCGTCACGGACAAGACGCTCAGCTCGGCCGACGCGCTGCGGGTCCGAGGCCAGCAGGAGCTCACCAGCCGCACCCAAGGCCTTCAGATTCCTGCTGTCCAGATCATCGACCACCCCAACGCCCGCTTCGGCTCCTGGGCTCTCGGTGACGACATCCGTATTCAGGCTCACGTTCCGTGGGTCGGGGACATCGACATCTGGCACCGGATCATCGGCGACGAAGTCTCCGCCGACGGAACATGCGTCCTCACCCTGCGGCGCTCCGACGCCTTCCACTACTAGACCGTCGGGCGCTGCTGTTCCCAGTGGGAACAGCAGGCCGCGACAGTAACCAAGCCGCCCCGCGACGCTGCGCAGATGGCCACCTTTCTCGACACGCAGTCGGACGCGCGACGCCTCGCGACGGTGCTCGCCGAGTACGACCGCCGGCTCCAGGCGCTGGAGCGATCCACCCAGGCCTCGCATACCTCCATCGAAGGCGGGGCGATCGAGGTCTACGACAAGGACGGCACGCACCGCGGGTCCGTGGGCATGCAGCCCGACGGAACGGTCGCGGTCGTCCCGACGAATTCGCCGCCCCCACCAACGCCCACCGCGCCACGGATCGAAGCGGTCCTGGCCGGCCTCGTCGTCGCCTGGGACGGGCTGTGGGACGACAAGTACGTCACGCCCAGCGACTTCTCCCTGGTGCAGGTGCACGTGGGTTCCAGTGCCGACTTCACGCCGACGCCCACCACCCTCGCCGGAGCGATCACCGACGTTCACGGCGGCGGCCTCACCGTGGCCGTCGAGGGCTACGCCCCGGTGTGGGTGCGGCTCGTCGGCGCGAACACCGCAGCGGTCACAGGGCCGCCCTCAACCGCCGCGCAAGGCACGCCCAAGCAGGCCGTACCCCAGGACCTGGTCGACGGCATCATCACCGAGACCAAGCTCGCCCAGAACGCGGTGACGCAGGCGAAGATCGCGCTGGGCGCCGTCGGCTCGACCGCGCTGGCAGCCGGAGCCGTGTTGGAGGACAAGCTCGCGAAGGCATCGGTCACGCTGGACAAGATCGGGCGAGGCGCGGTCACGCTGAACGCGCTGGGCGGAGCCGTCGCGGACGGGGTCACGCAGCGGTGGATCGACGCCATGGGCGACCCTGCGGCGTGGCGGGTCCTCAACCAGGCGCCGGGCGGCCAGTGGCAGCACATCAGCAACGTCCCGGACGCTCCGACCGGGCAGAGCGTGGCCCGAGCCACCGGCTACACGGTAGTCCGGGGCGCGGTGCAAGTCCCGTACGAGCCCGACGTGCTGTACCGGATCTCCGCCCGGGTGCGGACCACCGGCACCTCGGCATCGGGCAACGACATGCTGTACGTGGGGGCTCTCGGCATCGCCGCCGACGGCGTCTCCATGGTCAGTCGCACCGGCGCGAACTCGTACACCTCGGCCTACTACGCCGCTGCGTCTTCAATGTCCCAGCCGATGGACAGCGGGTGGGTGACCTACGTCGGCTACCTCCGCGGCCGCGCAGCTCCTGGCCAGCCGGGCACCGGCGGCCAAGCCCTCGACGCCCGCGCCCCGGGCGTGGTGCACGCCGACGTCCGGTTCATCTCTCCGATCCTCTACCTGAACTACGGCAGCGGGACCAGCGGCCCGAGCGGCGTCATGGAGGTCGACGCCTTCACGATCGAGGCCCTGAAGACCGGCGTGGTGGACTCCACCAACCTGGTCGCGGGCTCCGTCACTACCGCGGCGCTGGCCGCGGACTCCGTCACCGCCGGAAAGATCGCCGCCGACTCGATCGGCGCCCGGGAGATCACGGCCGGGTCCCTGACTGCCGTCGAGCTGGCCGCCGGCTCGATCACGGCGGACAAGCTCACCATCGCGGGCGGCGCCAACGTCCTCTCCGACCCGTCCTTCGAAGGGGCGTACACCGCGACGGTGGCCGCGCGGTTCAGCGCGTATGCCGCCCAGGACAAGACCTTCGGCAACGGTTCCCCGAGCAGCCTGAAGATCGACTCGACGTCCGCCACGACGGTCTGGCGGGCCGTGGAGCTCAGCCTGCTGCCGATCTCGCCCGCTGACCAGCTCTACATCGCCGCCGACACCTTCGTGCCGGAGAACTGGGTCGGCACCGAGGTCAACATGCATGTCCGTTGGGAGGCTGCCGACTCCACCGTCCTCGGCTACGGAAAGGCCTCCACCACCACCCCCGTCCGCGGCGTGTGGACGCGCCTCTCAGCGACTGTCACCGCCCCTGCCGGAGCGTGGCGGGGCCGCATTCGCATCGAGGCATCCGGCACGGCCGGCGCGGTCTGGTGGGACAACGCCGTATGCCGCCCCGTTCTGGGCGCCGTGCAGATCGCCGATGGCGCGATCACCGCCCCCAAGGTGCTGGCGGGCGCCATCACGACGGACAAGCTGGTCGCCCTTGCCGTCACAGCCGAGAAGATCGCGTCACTCGCCATCACCACGGACAAGCTCGACGCCCTGGCGGTCACCGCGGACAAGCTCGCGGTGAACTCGGTGACGGCGTCCAAGATCCTCGCGGGGACCATCGATGCGACCCACATCAAGGCCGGCGCGATCACGGCGGACAGGCTGGCGCTCGGCACCACGGGCAACCTGATCTCCGACCCGTCCTTCGAAGGGGAGATCACGACGGCCCGCGTCGCCGCGGCCGGTACCTCGTGGTCGGTTGTTCCCACTGGGAACGGCTCCGCCAAGGCCGTGCAAGTCCTCGCCACGTCCGCGACCCCGCTCACCCAGGGCATCAACCTGGCCGTGGTCCCGGTCCTACCCGGGGAGTCCCTGTACCTGAGCGCCGACTACGCGGTCTCGACCGACTGGGCCGGGGACTCGGTGCGCTTCGCTGTGGAGTGGCAGGACAGCACCGGGGCCTCGATCACCTTCAACTCCGTGCTCACCAAGACACCCACCCGGAGCGGCTGGGGCAGGCTCACCGGCAAGCAGCAGGCACCGAGCGGCGCCGTCCGCGCCCGCCTGTACCTCCAGACGTACCTGTCCACGGCCGGAACGATCCGCTTCGACAACGCGGAAGCGCGAGCCGTAATCGGGTCTCGCGGTACGGGATCGCGGGCGGAACTCTCCCCGGAGGGCCTGCGCCTGTTCGCGGACGACGGCAACGAGACCGTTTCGTTGGTCAGCGGTCAAAGGAACTTCCTCACCCTGACCACCGACGGCCTACCAGTCGCAACGATCGATGACCGGGGGAACGGACGCTTCTCCGACCTGGCCGTCGCCGGCAACCTCACGGTGGGAGGCGACAGCCTCAACAACCTCATGGCCTACGCCCCCCGCGGGGTGCTCGCCTTCGGCCGACAGACCCAAGCCGTCACCGGCGGAGCCTCCGAGTACGGCTACGTCGAGCTGTCCTTCCAAGCCGACCCCGCGCGCATGTACCGCGTCGTGCTGGACGCCTTTGTGACCGCGTCCACCGACGGCGGCGAAGTCCACGTCTCCTTCCGCGACGGCGGGACCGCTACCCCCAGCGTCAGCAGCCCCGTCCTCCAGACCAGGGTCTTCGAGCTCGCCGGATCCGCCTACCGCCCCGTCCGCGTCGAGCTGATCAAGTCCGGCGCGGAGTTCGGCGCCGGCCTGCACCGCCTCCTGACCACCTTCCACGCCCAGTGGGCCCCTGCCGGACTGACCGTGACCCTCTTCGGCCGCTCCGACGTCCCGGGGCACATGTACGTGGAGGACATCGGCCCCGCGCTGCCCGACACGGGCCTGTACAACCCCGGCGGTGGCACCGTCACCCCTCCGAAGCAGACCGTCACCAAGTGGTACAACGCGGCCTGGTCCGGGTCGTACGCCAACAGGGGCTCCTACAACAGCTTCTACGGCAACAAGATGCTCCAGGGGTACTACTCCAGCACCAACGGCATGCAGGCAAGCCTCGTCGGCTTCGATCTCGGCAGTGACCTGGCCGGCGCCCAGATCAACGAAGTCGCGGTCTACCTGTACTTCGACCACTGGTACTCCGCTTCGGGCGGCACAGCCGTCATCCGCGCGCACGGACACGGTTCCCGCCCCGGCTCGTTCAGCTCCGACTCCGACTCCGTCACCGCAGACTTCGGCCGCAACGAGGGTCGGTGGATCGACATCAGCCGCATCTTCGACTCGACCAGCTGGCGCGGCATCGCCCTCGACCCCAACAACAGCAACAGCACCTACTACGGCCGCGCCCGCGGTGCTGGCGAGGACTACGCCCCCCAGCTCCGCGTGACGTACACCAAATAGCCAGGAGATCCCTCATGCCCACGTCCACCCTGCTTGCCGAGCACGAACTCGGCCGCCACACCCTCTTCACGGCCCGCGTACGGACCGCGTTCACGCGGGTGGCCCGCGAGGTCCTCGCCGAGAGCCCCACCACCCCAGGGAACCCCCTGCGTGTATCCCTGGCCCGGACGATGATCAACCCCGGCGACGGAACGACCCCCGGCCTCGCCCCCGTGATCGCTGCCGATCCCGTCATCTCTGCGGCCGCGGCCGCCGGACATGAGGACACCAACCCCGACAGCGCGCAGCAGGCAGTCACCGACGACGAGATCCTGCTGGCCGTCCGCCGCGCCTGGAACCTCACCGCAGGCGTGGCCCCGGCGTCCCCGTAAGCGGCCGGCTGTCCGAGACGTAAGGCGATCGGCCCGGCACGGTACGAGCTGCGGGGGGCCGTGGGCTCCGGCCCCGGCCCCCGCGCATCCCCACGTCACCATCAAGGAGGAGGAGGGCGCCATGGACTGGCTCGCTTCCCTGGCGCCCGCGCTCGCGCCGCTCTGCGCCATGTGCGGCGTCGTCGTCGGCGCCTGGTTCAGCTACCGCCAGGTCACCCGAAAGGCGAGCACCGATGAGCGCGTCGCTGCCGTCCAGGCGAAGGCCACCGCTGAGGCCACCGAGGGCCAGACCTACGTGGCCGCAATGCGAACCGTCACCGACGGGTTCGCCAGCCTCCTCGACCAGCAGCGCGGAATGCTGGACCAGCAGAAGGTGCTCCTGGACCAGGAGCGCACCATGCACGGTCAGACCGTCGAGCGGGTTGCGATGCTGGAGGCTGGCCAGCTGGAGCTAACGCGAGAGGTACGTCAGCTCCAGGAGGAGCAGCGCAAGGACCGGCGCTGGAAGGCCGCTGCCCTCGACTACATCCGCGATCTGCGGGGCCTCGTGACGAAGGCCCTCGGCCGTCCCGCCCCGGAGCCTCCGGAGGAGATCGCGGCCGACGTCGCAAACGTTGACCGGTAGCTGGGCTCCCCGGGACGCAAGCGGCTCCCGGGGTACACAGTCCCGCCGTCTCACCATCGACAGACGGGATCGCCACCATGTCCACGCTCGACTCCATCGCCGCCGGCTCGGCCGTCGGCTCCCTGCTCCCCCTGCTCACCGCCGTCGTGCAGCGACCGAACTGGTCGGTACGCGCGAAGAAGATCGTCGCGGTCGTCACGGCGCTGCTCGCCGGCGTCGTGACCGTCGCCTACGTCGGGGGGCCGGAGCAGTTCCAGCACGGCCTGCCCACCCTCGCCACACTCACCGCGGTTCTGGCGGCTTCCCAGGCTGCCTACGACCTCGTGTGGAAGCCGACCTCGATCGCGCCGGTGATCGAGTCCGTCACCAGCCCGAAGGAGGCTCCAACGGCCGGATAGCGCCGGTGCGTAGCGGCTGAGCAGCGCTGCGCAGGTATCATCCGCAATGAGGTGGCCGTCGTGCCGCCGATCTCACCGTCGCAGGTGCCCCTCGCGGGTTTCTGGGTCTTTCCTCATGGTTGGGGCCCGGAGCGTTCTCGCGGGAATCGGCGCCAAGACTGGCAGGGTACTGGCCGCTATCCGGGATGATCCGGCCCACGGTGAGATCGGTAGCAGGGCGGCCACCTCTCCCTGCACCCCCTGTCGGCGACAGCCGGCCACGAGCGACTCCGGAGGGCCAGCCGTCATGGCGGCATCGCAGCAGAACGGGCTAGACGAACCGGGCTCGCGCCAAAACCGCTGGACGGAGCCCGACCCGAGCGAGGTCGCAACCAGGATCGAGGCTCTCAAGGCCCTGTCCAACCGGCAGTTCGCCACTGCGCTGGGGACCTTCGTCTCGTCCTCGGAGAAGGACCGGGTCACCGCGTACGCCGTGCGATCGACGGAGCTGGCCCGCAAGGCCCGCCGCGCCATCAACGATCTCCTCCAAGATCCAGAGAAATACCTGGAGCCTCCGGCCGAGGAGAGTAAGAACAGCCGCCGGGAGCGGCTTCGCCGCTTCCGCCTGGATGCCGAGCACGAGGCCGAGCTGCTCCATAACGTCCTTGCGGGGATCATCGCCCGGCGCGGATACCTGCCCCCGGAGTCGAACCCGCGGGGCCGGGCACGTCGCCGACTGGCGGACGAGTTCCCGGAGCGCTTCCTTGAGCTGGTGCGCGAGGAGCAGCAGAACGATGTGGACAGGGCAGCGGAGCAGAAGCGGCAACGCGCTGCGGCGAGGGCGGCCGACGCATAGTCCTGCCGAGGTCTACAGCGGGCGCACTCCCAGTCGGGAGTGCGCCTTCTGCGTTCCCGCCTTGGCCAGCCTCTCCCGTCGGTAGGGGGTTCGGGTTCGCCCTCCCGGAAGGTTCGGGTTCGCCGAGCAGGTTCGGGTTCGCCCTCCCGGAAGGTTCGGGTTCGCCCTCCCGGAAGGTTCGGGTTCGCCGAGCGGGTTCGGGTTCGCCCTCCCGGAAGGTTCGGGTTCGCCGAGCGGGTTCGGGTTCGCCTCGGGGGCGCATCCATGTCTTCGCAGGTCAAGAGCCTGAACCCATTACACCTCCATCTCAGACGATGCCGGGGCTGAGGAGAGGACTGCTCCCTCACGGGGTGTTCCCAATGGGAACACCCCGTTCCCGATCCTCCGTGGGATGCCCTCGGGCGCGCGAACCCGAACCCTTGGCGAACCCGAACCCCTCGCCGCACGAACCCGAACCCTCGGCGAACCCGAACCCTCGGCGAACCCGAACCCCTCGCCGCACGAACCCGAACCCTCGGCGAACCCGAACCCCTCGCCGCACGAACCCGAACCCTCGGCGAACCCGAACCCTGGCCGGGAGGGCGGCGCGCTGGTGCCTGAGCAGCTCAGGCAGGCGTCTGCGTGACGTGACGTGACGACTCCCGAGCATGTGGCAGACGGCTGGGCCCCCTGGTACGGCCGAGCAGGGGGCCGACACGTCACGTCACTTCTGCGGGGCGAGCACTCCGCGAATGAACGCAGCGATGTTCCTAGCGGGAACGCGGTCGCCGAAGTTGGCGTACTCCGCCGCTGCGTTCGACAGCCCTTCCTTGATCATGGCGGCGAGCACCTCGGGTCGATGTCCCCGGATGTGGTCCTGCATAGCTCGAACCTTCTGGATCTGCTCCAGGCTCGTCGCGCCGGGCGGCAGCAGATCGGCGGCGAACTCCAGCGATCCCAAGCCGAGCATCTGGGCCTGGAACTCCAGCTCGGCCACCATGTCCTCCTGCGCCCGGTCCTTGGCCGTCATCCTGGTCCGGGCCCGAGGGTTGTCCGCCGGCTGTGCAGCGGCGGGGGCGCTGGGGCCAGGAGCCTCCTCGGGCGCGGGGGTGCTCGGACGGCTCAGGAGCGCCATGGTGATCGCGCTGTTGGCGTCGACCGTCCCCCACTCGGTGCGCACCACGGTCTGCGCGAGGACGGCGGCTCCGTAGCGCGCACGCAGGTCGTTCAGCCGCTGCTCCCAGTTCGTCGGATCCGCTGCGGCCAAGACCAGCTGCGCTTCGATGTCGGCAGCATCCAGCACGGGCGGGGTGGGCGGGGCCTGGTTGAGCTGGTGCTCGGACGTAACGACGGGAGCCGCGCGACGGGTCGGAGGGGGCGTCGGGCTCGTGGGCTGTTCATCGCGCGGCCCGGCGGGCTGGTTCCACGGGTCGTCGTTCAGGTCGTCCGGGGTGGGGTACTCAGCACTCATCTGCGCAGCCACGGCTTCGCGCTCCTCGGCCTTCCGCTGCTCCCGCTCCTGCTGCTCGCGGATCAGCTTCGCCCCCTGGCCCTCGATCAGCCGGCGCAAGGTCTGCCCGGGAGCGTCCGGCACCTCCAGGTCGGCGACCCTCTCCTGTACGGCTCGGTCCCGGAGCTTCCGCAGCGCTTCGGTGTTCTGCCAGATGTTGGGCTGCCGGAGCTGCTCCAGGTACCAGTCCAAGGGGCCGCGGACAGCGGCCGGGTGGTCGTTGTCGCCATCGTCGGCCCCGTCGGCGATCTCGAACGCCTGGATGAAGGCGTACTTCTTCGCGGCGGTCATCGCCTTGTTGCTGGCCTTGTCGGAGACATCGGCGCCCTCACCGATCACCAGGATGGGCGGCATGATGTCGCCGGTGGGGCCGCGGAAGGTGAACTCCACCTCGATGATGGCCACGTTGACCTTGCCGCGGGTGAAGTGCTCGTGGCTGATGACCCGGGGAAGCATGCGCAGGCCGTAGCGCGCCATCGGCTTCCGGGCAGCGGTCACGATGTCTTCCTGCGCCCGGAACTGGTAGCCCTGGTCCTTGTTTTTGCCGTTCTTGCCGACGGGGCCGATCTCCCGCATGACCGCGATGAAGGCCTCGTCAACGGTCAGGGGCGTCTCTGGGGTGGTCGTCTCGGTCATGGGTGACCGGTCCTCCTGGCTGGGGGTGTGGAGCGTTGCCCGCCCCGCGGCTTGCTCGTTACCGGGGGCATGGTGCGCCGGAGGATGGTCTTGCGACCCCCTTCGGGCGTGGTTCACACTTTACCAGCTTGGCTACTCTTTCGGTGGGGTGAAAAGCCCTGAAACTGGCGCATCTTCGGCAGGATCCAGAAAGTCCACGGCGTGCGTCCTGTACCAGTTGTCCAGGTCCTCGGCCTCCGCTACGCGGCGCTCTGTCCTATCCGGATCTCGCAACGCGAGGTCCGCCCACTGCAAGGTGCCACTCTCGAACTCAGCACGAACCGCGTCTGCGTCACGGCCGAGCGCCGCAGCGATTTCCGTCCACGGCGTGCCGTCGAGCACTTCCGCGCGCACGCTCCAGTTGAGGACCTGAAGGGCGAGCAGCCGCAGCCGCCGGGCCTCACGGAGGCGATCCGCTGCGGTGGCCGTGTTCGACGTCGCGCCCACGATGCCGCGGGCGAAGTCGGAGACCTCCCGTGCGTGGCTGGCGGCGATGAGTCGGGCGTCGGCAGCCTGCTCTGAGCGGTCCATGGGCTTGCGGTCCATTCGCATCGGGGCCAGGAAAGACGGCGGCGGGCGCCCCGAGAATACGAGGCGCCCGCCGAGCGGTAGGTGAACGGAGGTCAGCTCGCGCCGACCAGTTCGCGCGACCTGTCGTGCTTCTGGGCCAGGTACTCGTCGTACCAGTCCTCGAACTTCGGCATGACGTTGGTGCGGCCGGCAGCGTCCGAGCGGCCGAGCCGGCGCCCGAGGTTGCTCCCGCAGAACGGCCCACGGGGCTGGAACAGGGGGTTGTCCCGCTTCCAGTCCTCGTAGGTGTTCGCGTCACGGGCTTCCCGATACAGCGCGAACAGGGCCTCCTCGGCGTCCGACTGGGTCATGCCGGCGAACTCGTTCGTCATCACCACCGACTCCACCGTCTTGGCCGCCGTCGGCTTCACCAGCTTGGCCGTCACCCCCAGCTTGCCGCCGGTCCGCGCCGGGGATACACCGACGAACTGCGGCTCCAGCTGAATCCGCTCCTGGTCGGCCCGCTCCCGCGCTTCGCGCGCAGCCTTCTCCTCCCGGGCGATGTTCTCCCGGCGCTCCCGCTCTTCACGGTCTTCACGCCGACGGCGCTCGGCAGCATCCCGCTCCGCGCGCTCGCGCTCGACGACAAGCGCGTGCTCGCGGGCCGCCTTCTCCTGCTCCAGGCGCAAACGTTCCTTCTGCTCCTCGCGCTTCGTCCGCTCCTGCTCCAGGACAAGCTCGTGCTCGCGCTCGGCGAGCAGCCGTGCTTCCTCCCGGTCCGCCTGGTCCTGCTCCAGACGGAGGGCGTGGTCCCGGTCGTCCTGGGCGGCCTTCTCGTGTACGGCTCGTTCCTTCTCCCGGTCCGCGCGCTGCCGGTCGTCCTCAGCCTGCCGCTCAAGGCGAATCCGCTCTTCGGCTGCGGCCTGTTCCCCCGCAATCCGGGCCAGAGCAGTGGTGATGGCCCGGCGGTAGGCGAGGCCGGCCTCGGCGGTCACGATGAGGAGCAGCGGCGCCACCGCGTGAACGGCCATGCCCACCCAGTCACGGTGCAGGGCGGAGTTACCCACGTTCAGCGCGAGCGTCATGATGCCGGTCATCCAGCGCAGGATCGCCGGCCAGGCCCCACCGGACCCGCCGAGTCGCGAAATGACGGAGTCCAGACGTACGACGATGACCACCGCGGCGTCCACGACGACGGGGAGAATGGGAGCCGTCCACTCCCAGCCGGTCGGACTGACCGATCGGACAAGGGGGGTGACCGTCAGGACGCTGAAAAGCAGGGCGCCGGCGGTTATCGCCCAGGTGCCCGTCATGAGGATGCGCTCGGCCGCGCGGATCTCGGCTTCCGTCATGGCGGCAGCGCGCGACGAGATGGTTGGGGCCACGGTGAAGTCCTCCAGGAGCGTTGACCTGGCGCCCTTGCTCGTAGACGCCCGGTTGCCGGACAGCCTAGATCACCCGTGGCCCCTCAACGAGTTCCGTTCTCCTTCGGATCGCCTACGTTTGGGGATTTACCACCTTTGCGGCTTTCGGCGGTCGTTGCCGACCATGCGCAGGACGGTCGCGCGGTTCCCGACTCGCGAGGCAAGTCGCTCACCCAGGACGGCTTCGATCTGGTCGAAGTTCAGGTTCGTCGTGAACAGCGTGGCCCTGCCGGAGTTGATACGGGCGGTGATCAGGTTGGACGTGTGTGTGCGCACGTGGTTGGTCGCGTACTCGTCCATCTCGTTGCACAGATCGTCCAGGACAAGGAGGTCGCACCGTTCGTACCGCTCCCGCACCTGTGTGGGGGTGAGACCGGCGGGCGCCCCCTCGGGCCGGAGCCAGGCGAGGTACATCGAGTGGGAGACGAACCGGGCCATCAGGCCGCAGTCGACAGCGAAGGCGCCCGCGGCGGCGGCCGCCACGGTCTTACCCGCGCCGACACCACCGGCGACGACGAGGTGCAGGATGCTCGGCCGGAGTTCGCGCCGGTCATCCACGGGCAGCTTGAGCTGCTCGCGGTTGTGGCGACGGGCGGCGGCGAGCTGCCCGACGTATTTCTTCATGTGCTCGGGGAACTGGCCGGGATCATCCAGGGAGCCCAGGTTGTACCGGGCATAGTCCGCGTGACCGGACAGGCGCAGTGAGTTCACCCAGGCGTCTCGGTAGACCTGCTGCTGGTAGGCCTCGGTGTCGTCCGGACGGTCCTGCGTCATTGACGCCTTGGCCGGGTCCATCCCTCGCTGCCGAAGGATGGCCGCGACCTTGCCGACCGCGCCGGCCGCGAGCATGGGTTCGCGGCTCTGGCTCGGCAGCGCGGGTACTGCGGGTAGGGCGAGAGACATCTCGTCGGTCCTCCTCTCGGACGGCTGGTCAGACGGCGTCATCGGGCTGGACGCCAAACACATCAAGGTCGGGCGCGGTCGGGACGGCGCCCTTCTCCGGCGCATCCGGCTTCCACTGGTCGTTCTTGAAAATCGGCTGGACTCCTCGGCGTCCGCCCGCTCTGCCCTGCACGCCGTCCTGGCGGCCGAGTGCGGCATCGAACTGCTGCGCCGAGGGCAGCCACAGCTTCAGCTCCTCCAGGGCGTCGAGGATCTGGCGCGACTCGTACTGGGCGGCCAGCGCTCCGCGGATCATGCCGCGCAGGGCAAGGAACTTGCTGCTGCGCTGACGAGACGTCCCAGTCAGCCTGGTCATCTGCTTGGCTTCCACCAGCACCGGGGCCTTCTCGTCCCACCAGAGCTGCGCGCCCTTTTGGGCCCGCTGATCCAGCGCTACCTCCTCCGGCGTCTTCTCCTTTGCGGCCTTCGCCGCGGTCGTCTTCTTTGCCGCAGTCGCCTTCTTGGTGGGGGACGTCTCCGGCGCAGATGCCGGAGCGACCGGGTTCCGCGGCCGACCAGGGCCGGGCGCAGGGCCAGCCTTCGCCAGCTGCGCGCGCTTGCGGTCGTACCAGTCCGCCACGGTCACCGGTCCCGTGAAGCCGGGCGGCGGCGTCTGGTGCACGACGTACAGCTTGCCCTTGGCTCCGTTGGGCCGCGTCATGGGCTCGGTGTCGATGGCACCGACAGCTTCCAGTTGCTGGATGTACTTGTCCGGCGACTGTTCACGGTTCCAGTTCAGCATCTGCGCGATGGTCAGTCGGGTGGGCCAGCTGACGTTGTCACGCCTGGAGACGTTCACGTGCATCGCGAGCACGCCATACACCGCCTTGGCCTGCGGGTCCAGGTCTTCGTGAACCGTGATCCAGTCCGGGATCGTCGTGTAGGGGGCCTTGCGGCCAGCGGCAAGTTGGTACTGCTCATCGAGGTCGGCGGGGTCGTGCTTGGTCACTGGACGACCCCTTCGTTGGGCAGGTGCAGCCGGTACTCGACGTACTGCTTGTCGCCGCGTCGCCGGCGGTAGTGCACGCGGCGCTCAAGGAGTCCGGCTGCGACGAGCTGACCGGCCGCCTTTCGGGCCTGGTGGTGCGTGAGGCGGCCGGTCGCGGCGAGGTCGGCGCAGCGGTGCCAATCGCGTACGTCTATGTCCCGACGGCGCAGGTGCCTGACGCACAGGAGATACGTCGTCGGACTGATCGCGTCGCCGACGAGGTCGGTGGCCTGGTCGATCAGCGCCAGACGGGTGTCGCTGGGGATCACGAGGGGGTCCTTGCATGAGGTGCGCCCCGGGCCCCGCCGTAGGGGCGGGGTGGAGTGGGGCGTGGCGTGCGGAAGATCAGGCGGAGGCGGGTATGCGCCGGTCGGCGGCCGGGCGGGGGCCGTAGTCCGGGCGCAGGGGCTTTCCGAGCTTCCGCTTCTTGACCAGCGCCTTACGCTGGGCCTCCGTCTTGCCGCCGAAGACGCCGAAGACGCATCGGCTCGCCGGGTCGAGCGCCCACTCCAGGCACTCGATCTGGAAGGGGCACTCAGCGCAGGTGCTCTTTGCCTCTTCGATCTTGGCGAGGTCAGACGGAGCCGGGAACATCAGCTCGGGGTCGATCCGCGAGCAGGGGGCTTCACGCATGAAGACGGGGATGCTCACTGTCCGGCCTCCAAGCTGCGGTTGAAGTCGCTGGCCGTCAGCTCCGGCAAGTTCGCGAACAGTTCCTCGATGAAGCCCAGGTAGGTGTCCAGGGCCTCGACACCCGCCGTGTCCCAGGAGGGGCTGACCTTGAGGGTGACCCCGCCCGGGTCGTATCCGATGCCGGGAACCACCTCGCCGGTGATGCGGTCGATGACCGTCTTGGTCCTGACGTCGTACTGAACTCGCGCCAGCAGGGCGTCGACGAAGCTGGGCCGGACGACGAAGTCCGTCTCGCCCAACTCGTCGGCGTAGTCGAAGACGGCCCGCTCGTCCGCGATGAAGTAGCTGGGCTTCGACACGCTGCGCGTGAACGTGACGATCGGGACGGACCTGTCCTCGGCTCCGCCCGTGGGCATCTCCGCCGTGGTGCTGCGCAGCCCCTTGGTGCCCTTGATGTAGTCGGCGTTCGCCTTGATCAGCGGGTCGCAGATGGCGGCAACCCGCGACTTCACGCGGTAGGCCACAGCAGCCCTCAGCGCCTGGTCGCTGTAGTCGACGGCAGACGTGCCGTTCTGGTCGGACATCGCGTTCGTGCCTCTCTGGTTTGCCGGGTGCTCGTACCGGCTTTGGAGCGTTGGTGGTCTGCTGCCGGTGGACCTTCCGCCGCTATGGACGGAGTGAGGGCCGAATTCGTTACACCAGACCGGGTGTGACTGATTGCTCGTACAGCCACAGTCCGAAACTGTACACCACGTCCATGCCGTGGGCGAGAGCCACGCCCAGGACATAACCCGTACGCCGAGGGCTTCCTGAGCACGGCTCGGACGGGTAGGCGGCGGAACGCGCACCCGACGAACTCACCTACCGGGCCCCGGCATCGCCCCGTCCGGACACGTGGGGCGGCGTCGGCCGAGGAGCGGCCGGAAGGTCCGGCCATGACGGCATGTCCCGGTAGCGAGCCGGGGCGCCGCGGTTAGAGTCCGCGGGCTCGCTGACCCGCCGGCCGCTCCCCACCTCCGCCCGGGTGCGCACCAGGAGCAACGTGACCGGCCTTCAAGCCCCCCGGTTCATCACCTACATACCGCTCACCGACCTGCCGCCCGACCCCGTCAACCCCAAGAAGCACGAGGTCGAGCGCATCATCGCCTCGATCCAGGACCACGGCTTCATAGAGACGCCCGTCGTGGACGAGCGGACCGGCCTCACGATCGCCGGCCACGGCCGCCGGAAGGCCCTGATCGAAATGCAGGTCCGCGGAGAACCGGTGCCGCGCGGCCTGCTGGTGGACGACGATGGCGGATGGCTCGTACCCGTCACTCGCGGGTGGTCCTCGACCAGCGACCGCCAGGCGCACGCCGTTCTCATCCTCCTGAACCGCCTGTCCTCAGCGGGTGGCTGGGAAGCCGGGCCCCTCGCCGAAATCCTCGAAGACCTCGTCACGTCCGACACCGCGCTGTTCGACTCGCTCGGAATCGCGGACGACGAGATGGAGGAACTGCTGCGGCAGGTCGACCCCGAAGGCCTTCCGCAGGGCCCCGAACGGGCCGCCCCATCGGGGGAGGACGAACTCGCCGATCACGGCTTCGAAGAGGGCTACAGCGACAGCGGCGACAACGAGCGAGCCACCTCCGTCTCCTGCCCGGCCTGCGGCCACCACTTCAGCCCGGGACGGTAGTCCCCCCGACGATCTACGGTCCGCGCCATGCCCCGCCGCAAAGTCCGCCGCACAGCCGCCCCGCCGCGCGCCCGGCTCCTCACGCCGGACGTCGAGGCGCGCCTGATCGACGCCAGCCGCGCCGGGCTGGCCGTGGACCTGGCCGCAGTGAACGCCGGCGTCAGCCGGGCCACGTTCCTCAGGTGGATGGCCTACGGCCGCACCGAAGCGGTGGACCGCTCGGCCGGCAACGAACCAGACCACGAGCTCGACGTGTTCGTGGAGTTCTACGAGAAGGTCGAACGGGCCCGCGCCGCCGCCGCGCTCGCAGCGGCGCTGGACATCCGCCGGGCCAGCCGCGGAGGCATCGTCACCACGCATCGCACGTTCGATCCGCACTCCGGCAAGGTGCTGGAGGAGACCATCACCACCCCTCCAGACTGGCGTGCCGCTGCCTGGTACTTGGAGCGTCAGCACCGCAAGCAGTACGGCAAGGAAGACCACCTGGAGGTCGAACTGACAGGCGCTGCGGGCGGCCCCGTCGCCGTCGAGCACACCGGCCCGGCCACCGACCTCGCCACCCGCCTCGCCGAGACGCTGCACGCACTTCAGTACCCCGACGAAGACGACCTGGTGCCCGACGCCGAATGACGCCGGGACGGTAGCCCCTCCGGTCCCGCACGGTGCTCTCTCCCTGATCACCGTGACCGGAGGGCACACCCCCATGCAGATCATCCCCCGCGCCCAATGGGGCGCGCAGCCCTGGAACGGCACCCCCGCCACCATCCCCCTGTCCCGTCGAACCGAGTTCTTCGTCCACTACGACGGCGGCGACCCCGTCACGCGCACCGGGTACGCGATCATGCGCGCCATCGAGGCCGGACACCTGGGCCAGGGATGGGCCGGCGTTGGCTACAACTTCGTCGTTGACCAGGCCGGAGTCGCCTACGAGGGCCGCGGCTGGAACCTCCAGGGCGCCCACTGCCCCGACCACAACACCACCGGCATCGGTGTCCAGATCGCGATCGGCGGCGATCAGGAGCCCAGCGCCGCTGCGCTCGCCACCTGCCGCGCCCTGTACGAGGAGGCCTGTGAGCGAGCGGGCCGCGCACTCGCCAAGCGCGGCCACAAGGACGGCTTCGCCACGGCCTGCCCCGGCACACGGCTCTACGCCTGGGTGAAGGCCGGAATGCCAGCCGGGGACTACAAGCCCGCCCCCGACCCGGGCGGCTGGAACGGCGGCGGATCGGACGAGAGCTTCGAGCGGTACCAGGTCGTCATCAACGGCCTGTCGTACGGCTACGGCGCCCAGGGCGACCACGTCACCCAGGTGGGCCAGGCGCTCGTCGACAGGGGCTTCGGCAAGCACTACACGTCCGGTCCGGGCCCGGTGTGGACGGACGTCGACACCGCCAACTACCGCGACTACCAGGAGTCGCTCGGCTACACCGGCAACGCCGCAGACGGCGTCCCGGGCGAAAGCTCCCTCAAGGAGCTGCTCGGCGCCCTGCCCGGAAAGGGCACCCCGAAGCCGGTCCCGCCCTTCCCGGGCCGCGACAAGTTCGGCCCCGGCCAGAACAACGGGAGCATCACCCTCCTCGGTCAGCAGCTCGTCCGGCGCGGCTACGGCAGGTTCTACACCAGCGGCCCCGGCCCGAAGTGGTCCGAGGCGGACCGTAAGAACGTGGAGGCCTTCCAGCGCGCCCAGGGCTGGACCGGTTCCGACGCCGACGGACTCCCGGGTCCGAAGACCTGGTCGCTCCTCTTCGCCTGATCCCTACTCGGCCGGCCCGTACCCGCGGGCCGGCCCCCAAATCTGAAAGGCCGTGCCCGTGGCAGGCGAAACCTCCATCACCGTCGTCGGCAACCTGGTCGATGACCCTGAGCTGCGCTTCACTCCGTCCGGCGCGGCCGTCGCAAAGTTCCGAATCGCTTCCACCCCGCGAACCTTCGACCGGCAGACCAACGAGTGGAAGGACGGCGAGAGCCTCTTCCTGTCCTGTTCCGTTTGGCGGCAGGCTGCTGAGAACGTCGCCGAGTCCCTCCAACGCGGCGTGCGGGTCATCGCACAGGGGCGCCTGAAGCAGCGCATGTACGAGGACCGTGAGGGGGTGAAGCGGACGGTCTTCGAGCTCGATGTCGATGAGGTCGGCCCCGCGCTCTCGCGAGCTACGGCAAAGGTCACCAAGGTCTCGGCAGCACGAGCAGGTTCACCGTCGGCGGCCGCGGCCGACCCCTGGAACGGAGGCGGTCAGCCTCAGCCGCCGTTCTAGAAGGTCCACGCAGCAGGCAGCGCGTCCATAGCCAGGCCTTCGCTCTCCGGCTCCTCCACCTCGGGAGGAGCCGGAGCCGTGTTAGGCGCCGGCGTCGGCTCGGGCGTCGGCTCG